ATCGCCTCTTTTATACTCATGTCCGTTGTAAGTAAATTGTTCTTTCATTATATCCTCTCCTAACAATAAATCTTATAAGCAATTTGAGAACCTAACCTTTTTATCTGTGTCATTTGCTTATCTGTCAAACAACCATTTTTCTAATAATAGCGTCTAAAGCTCTTAACGTACTCATAACCTCTGCATCTTAAATACATTGGCGCATTTTCTACAACCACCTTTTCATTGAACATAGCTTCGATAAGTTCCTGCTCGTTGTCAAAGACTTCATCCCACTTAACTTTTGCAAGACCGCCATTAGATTTTATTAACTTTGCTCTCAATTCGTTTGTAATAGTTTTCATAGTGTAAACCTCCTCGTGTTGTTATAACTATCTTACACTATGTTGGAGGGTTTGTCAAGGGGTAAATTAAAAAAATTATACCAATTCAACTCCTTCCAACACCGTTCTATCCACCTGTATTGGTTCATTATCTGCATCTGTGCAAAAGTAATCAATTAACCTACCTGTGCTTCTATCTAAATGCTGCCATATTTTAATTGTAGCACCGTACATATTATACCTACCCTTATATACACTTGTAACCATGTTTATGTTTATCTTATCACCAAATGGCGAATTATCAATAAGAGGTGCAATAAGTTCAAGTTCTGACTTCTTAGGGAACAAACTTACAACACCTGTATCGAGCTTATTCTTCATTTGTGTGCTACCGAACACGCAACTTTCATCGGCAGCTCCATTGCCTATCGACTTTTCCTTGCCATTGGTTTGTGTCATTGACATTAGACCAATGTTATATTCCTCTGCCATTTCTTTAAGGTCTGTAGCGACCGCAAGAAACATCATATCTTGCCTGCCACTATTTCCAACTTTTTGACGATATTCTTGCATGCAGTTTGTGTTATCAAAGATGTAGTCAAATATTCCATAGGTGCAGCCATATTGTAGTACCATATTCTTAATTGTATCTCTTATCGACTTCATGGTGAATTGTGGTAAGTTGATGAGCCTTATGCCACTATCTTTAAGTATAACACCTGCCTCTTCAACCTTTTGTTCCTCATATTCAGTCAACTGCCCTCGCATAATACGATAGCACTCAACATTCGAGATATACGATAAGAACCTTGGCATAACCTCTTCCCATTGCTTTTGCTCGGTATGAATATAAAATCCTTTGCCTTGATATTGTGGATTGTCAACATACTTGTTCTTCTTAACATCCCATATCTTCTTACAGCACACCAAACATAAATCCCCAATAGCTTGAGCGGTTTTACCTGCGCCACTTGGCATAGTACGCAATATTAAGTGTCCTCTTTGCCAACCTGCTGAAATCGTGGATAAATAGGGTGAATTAAGAACACAACCGATCGCAGGAGTTTGTTTGAATAGCTCTAGTAACTCATGTGTATTTTCGCCTACCCAACTTTCCTCAATCGGTGCTTCTTTGCTATACTCGGCTTTCATGCGTACTTGGATTGAATCAAAGTGGTTTAAGATTTCTTCGATACCCATTGAGTTGAGCTTTTGCTTTTGTTCTGCTTCGTCTTTGCCCTCGTCATAAATAGCATCCACATTGAACCCTTGAGCTTTGTAATCACGCACAAGAGAGTATTTTTTTACTTGATCGTAGTAATAGTCGAAACTTTGATTCCCGTCCTTTACAGCCTCTTTAATGGCTCTTATAAACTCACTATAACTATTTTCCTTTAGCACTTCAAGCATTGGTTTGTACTTATCGCTACTAAGCAGAAATGCAGTAATTGTGTTTTCGTCAACTTCTTCGCATCCACTCTCTGCAATAATCTCGATTGCGCTGAATAAATAATACTGCCACAAAATGGGTTTGAAATCGTTAGGGGATAATTTGTACCTAGTGTTATAAAGGATAGATACATTGTTCATTATCATGCCAAGAGCCATTTGTGCAGCTATACGATTATAAATCATTTTGTCTTGCCTCAAATTCTTTTAATTCATAATATGTATGACAAAGTATTTCAATAAAAACATCATCATCTGACAAATTTAATTGAACTAACTCTTTTAAATCAGCAAAATAATACGAATGATTATTTCCATGAGTTAATTTAACTTTCATCATACCATGAGTATCTGTGTCAATAGATACTTTAATTCCTTCATCAGCAAGTTTTTTCAAAAACTCAATCATTTTTCCTACTACCTTTCTTAATTTTATACTTTAAAGTTTTCGTACCTTGTGTAATTTAATATCAAATTGAATACATTTAACGCTTCTCTTAATGTCATTATTTAACCTCTTCCATTCTCATATTTCCAATATATAAATAACCACATTTACCATCATACATAGTAGAATCTACATACATATAAATATCAGAATTTTCTTCACAATATTCTAATTCATCTTTTTCTAAATCCTCAACAGGTCTAAAGAAAATTGAACTAATGCTAGAACATAATTTTTCAATAGCGTCCTGTTCACACGATACATCTTTAACTATAAATTCAGCCATGTATGTACCATATCCCTGATACAATTCAATCTTATAAGTCATTATTATTCTCCTTCTCCTACAAAAACAAATCTATCTACATATTTCCTATTTTCTCCTTTTAGAATAGGCATTAACACGTCTATTATCCAATACTCATCTGCTTTTATAACAGCAGTTCCTCTTTTACAGTTGGTTGGATAATTATTCCAATTTATATCTTTTTCTGTTAATAACATATTCTGAATATCGTTGCAATTTTTATTTTGTAATTCTTTATGTGTAAAATTAGCCTGACCTACCATTTGAATTGAATTTCTAGTTGCATCTAATTGTCGCCAATAAATTAAATTAGTTACTTCTTCTTTAGGAATGTTAAAACAACGAGCATCAAACATAGCTCCTTTTGTTCTTGATAATTTATAAGCATGTATCAAATTAACAGCATGAGTAGCCTCGTCTTTAGTCATTCCTACATTGTTGGAATTGTAAATAAAACTATCTACTTTTATATCAAAGATTTTATTAAATGCTATAGTTGCCATACTTGCAGTAACACTACACATTTTTTGAACTTCATAATCAAACCATGCCGAAGAATTTAATCGTTTATAATCAATTAAAATCAATGTAATCTCATCAGATTGGGTATATCCAAACACGCAACCTTGGATATTCTCGCAAAGATACTGCGTTGTTTCTTGCATAGTAGTCATTAAAACTTTATCAAATGGTTTATCAAAACCTTTTGTAAAAGTATGAAATGCTTTTCCGTCAATACGAATTGCAACTGGTGTTCTTCGCATGAGTTTTGTTTTAGGAATATTCTCATAATAGGATTTCATACGAGTTCCTAAATCATCATTCATTAGCATCTCTTTTCCTCCTTAATAAATATTGTTGTAATCCTGTTTGTCTTGCTCTTGCACAATACACAACCTCGTCTGTCTTCATTTCTTGTGCAGCCCTAGCCACCCTTTGCCTATCTTTCCAAAATTGCTCTGCCTCATCATACACATACTCTACAATGCCAAGCCCATTATTTCTATCAAACCCATGGTTAAGAGTATCTACCCAATAACGCAAGGAAAGTTCAATACCTTTGTATGTGAACGGTTTTGTGGTGCGCTTTGTCATGTCACTTATTTGTTTGAAAACGAATCTCGGTATGTTCTTGTTATAAAGTTCATACACATAAGCGATAAGTTCATTGTAGGCTTGTGGTCGAATAGGCACTTTAGGCTCGCTGGTGGCTTTTTTAGCGACTTTTTCCTTGTCCTTGATAAAATGTTCGTGGTTGCAAAAATAATAGCCCCTACGCTCTTTATCTTGGTATGCTGAATCTTTATTAACCATCTCGCCACAATACCTACACTTCACTTGCGAACTCATAAGGAATCTCCTTTTCATATAAATATTGGTATGAATAGTCAAATGGATTGCTCCAATAAACTCCAAAAAAGTCGGCTATTTTCTTGTACTTGTCGCAAAAACTATCGAACTTTTGCGACAATTCGCAATCCTTATCTACATCTGTGAACCAATTATAGAACCCATGTGGACGTTCTTCCTGCTCGTCAAGCTCATAAATAACACTGTATCCATTAAACTCGCCAAAGTCAAAGATTCTAATTTTGCCTTTAATTGGTGGATTGTCTTCATCAACGGCAGAAAATTCATAGATGTATGGCACTATATTCCTTTTGAACCATCGAAGCAATCTTTTGTTTAGTGTATTCTTTATAAAATTATCTTTGCCCTCGTGTAGCTTATATTTGACCCATTGGAAGAAAACTTTGCAACTTGACACATAAATACAATTAGCCATATATCCATAATAATCTTCTGCCCATGCTCGAATAGGGTGCTTATGGATAAAATTTATGCTATTCATAATATAGTCAATACCATGAATCCAATATCCATCTTGTTCAGTATCGTCATCGTATACTGTAATGTCTTTTTTAATGTAGCTCCAACTTGGCTTGAACTTGTTGATATTTCGTTCGTTTTGGCAAAAGTAAGATAATTCTTTCTTTGGCGTATCTTCGTTGTCCTCATAGCAATATAATCCAAAACGCCAATTCGGACACTCTTTAATGGTGAAGTCGTTCCAAGTTTCGTCGAGTTCGTCATAGGCAACATCATATTTGCTTTTGACCCTCTCTATTGTCGTTTGAATAGCATCAATATTCTTCATCTTTATCGCCCTCCTCGGAAAGTGTAGAATACTCATCACTCATAACATATTCATCGCAACCAAGCCATACGAGCCTACTATCGGACAAATTTTCGTCAATAAAATTATATTCAATAATCATATTGTTTAGCTCTTGTCTTACAACGACAACATAATCGTTTTTAACGAGCGTATCTATTAAGTCGATAATTGCTCTTTTGTAGTCCTCGTATGTTTCATAGTTGCACTCTTGAATAACTATCGTTTCACACTTCTTGTTCATGGTCTACATCCCTTTCTGTGTACATATAATGACAATCTTTTAGCTTTTGTTCAGAGTCATTAAAGTAGAACTTTTCGATGTTCTTTGAGCCAACCCAATATCCAAAAGTATCATCGTATGTTTCTCCCGCAAACTCACTAGGTACTACAATAATACAAGGAACATAGCCCTTTTTCATATCCTCTTTAGAGTAATGACTGTTACAATTATTTCTCCAATCATCTTGTGGTTCAAGTATCAATGAATCGAACGGGAAGTACATGTCAATATATTTGGTAATATATCTATCATATACTGAACCTGCATTGTGTTCATATGGTGCATCGTTCCAATCGTCTCCCCAATAATCGTTGCAATTATCATCACCTAGATAAAAGCGTACAACATTTCCCTTTTTGTCAAAATCAATAATTTTCATATTTTCACCTACCATTCGTATGTTAAGTATTTTTTGATGCGTTCTTCGCCGATTTCTTTAATAGCATCTAAAGCAATCTTTTCGGTAGAAAACCATATATTGCGTCCACTGCATCTATCAATCAATACACAAATGACACTTGGTTCTTCGTATTGTCGTTTTGTAATACAACACTTAAAATAACCAATCTCTCCATTATGCTCGTCTGCATACTTTTTCAGTAACATCTCTGTTTCAAGCGCATGAGCATAGGTTTCAGCTTCTTCTCGCGTTTGGAAATAGTTGTGGGAATAATACCTAAAATCATCATAAGCATCGTACCCTTCTTGTGCCAAATCAGCTAAATTGTCTGCATTTACAAACCAATACCCATATCCACTCGAAGTCCTCCATCTCTTCTTCTCTTCAACCTCAATCCCAAGCTGCTTCATCTGTTCTTTTGTCAACTCGGCTCTCTTACCATTGATTACAATATAGTTATCGCTCATTTTTACTCCCTCCATGTATCATAAATTTCTATTGTTGGGTCTTCACCCCTTAAATAGTTACTTATAATAATTTCTTCATTTACTTTTTCTTTAAGGTCTATAATATCTTGTAGAGTATTAAGTTCAACAGTTACTCTATTTCCTTCGGAAATTTTTAAAGAAAATGGTCTTAGTGTTTCGTAATATTTTTCACTAAGTTCTCCCCAAGCCTCCGTATTACAAATATTAAATGTCATTTTAACCCCTCCATTTGATCCAAATTTTCTCGTTCTAAGCACTTTTTACAAAACTCCAATGTTTCCTTTTTCGTGTGGCTTTTGAGATAATTATATATTGTTTGCATAGCCACCTCATATCCCTGTACCATGTGTTTGATATAAGTTTTACGAACATTGTCTTTGTAAGCATCTACAATCATGTTTTCAACTTCGCCTTTTGTGTTCATTTTAATTCTCCTTTCTCTTTCACTTGTTTTATTTTCTTTATTATAACCCATTCAAGAAAGATTGTCAACACTATTTTATAAAAAATCCCCCTATTAAGGGGGAAAATTTTGTAGGGTTAGATGTTAATTCCTCTTTGTGTGCAGAAATCTACAAAAGTAGAATACAATGCACCAAGTTCAGTTACTTGCTCATCTGTTGCTTCTGTAAGTTTCTTACCCACACCAAGTTGTGATTCAATCTGCTCTGCCACATAATCCGGATACATTGAGAACAATTTAGTAACATATGGCTGTAAGAGCTGAATGTAATCTTCTTTGGTATAGTCACCAACAATATTCTTTTCTTTAAAACTTACAAGTCCTGCTCCTTCATCTTTTGCAGTTTTAAAAATCGCATCTTCAATAGCTTTTGTGAGATTTTCTGCTGTAAACTCTTTAATATAAGTTTGCATCATCGGATAACGAGAACGAGCAAACACTTTATCAGTTTCTTTACAAATAGCCGAAGAATAAATTGTTTGTCCCGTTTCCTCGTCCACACCATTCGCATAAGTATAAATTACAAAATCGCAAAGGTCACGAATAAATTTAGTAGAACCTTTTTCTTTATTTGAGCCATAAGGAATAATTTTACCGTAAGTTGGGGAATTAACAGTATCATCTACCATTTCATGGGAAATAAATACTACGGTATAACCATGTCTAGCAAGGCGATTTATTTGATTTTTAAATCGAGAGCGTGAAGCGGCGTACCCATTTGGATTACCCTTGGCGGCATCTTGCACCATTCCAACTTCCGAAACTCCATATTGTTTAGCAATCCCATCTTCGTTAATTGCCACAAGTGCCTCATCAGTATCAATAATAATTGTTTGAAATGATTCTTTTGCTTTATCGTAAGTTTTTACGAGTTGGTCTACAATTTGAGTAAAATCGTTCCATTCATTTATAGGGAACTTTTTAACCGCACGAGCATTACCACCTGCTTCTGCCATAATAAGCATAGGTTTTAATAACCTAGTGCTTTGGTAAGTTTTCCCAGTATCGTTCCCACCGTAAAGCAGAATCTTTTGTCCTTCCAACCCTTTAACCATACTTGTATCTTGTGGTGCAAAAATATCAATCTTAGCCATCTACTCACCTCCTACAGAAACGGATTCTTGCCAACATCAAATGGATTGCCATCTGCCATACTTGATTTACTCATATCTTTAAAACTTGGCTTTGCTTTAGTTTTTGGTGCTTTGTTCTTAGATTCTTTCAAAATCTGTTCGAGTTCAATCTTGCGCTCTTCAAGCAAGTTCTTGATTTCTTTCGGGTCGATATATAACTTTTCACCCTTATTGTTCACTTGCTCTTCATCAACAGGTTCCTCCCCACCAATGATAAACCATTCAACTCTCGTAAATCCAGTGTTAATATCTGCTTTTCTACCGAAGCCACCCGTAGTTGTAGTTTTCTTTTCACCATACTCTACGGTACTAATAGCAACATAGAAAGTCGCAAGAGAACCAATCTCATACATGTCCTTGAACCCATCTGCAAGTTCACTATCTACAATAAGAGCATGCGGTAATGCCTTTTCGCCATAACCTACACCTGTGACTTCTACAAGTAAACGACCGGTTTCCTCTTCATTACGATATTCCGGCACACACTTTGTAACCATACCCTCGATTGCACCCTCAAACTTTTCCTCATTGGAAGGCTCGTTAAGAATCTTTACACGATTTACATTGAGACAATCAACACTTACGAGCTTTCCGCTCTTTCCAACATAGTCATTAAAACGATTCGTTCTAATCTGGACTTCAACCGGTGTGTCGATGGCACAATTTTTGAGTTCTGCAAGTGCTTTGTAGTCACTATTGTCTTTGTGTTCTTCGCCTGCAAACTTATCTCTTGTGTAAACTTCACAAGTGTATTCTCCATCGCCAACACTAATCACGAATCGACCACGAATAGTGTTGAATGGTACACCATCATCAAACTTCCCGTCTACAATCTCTAATTTTTCTTCTTTTAATCTTCCAACTGCTTTGAATTTGCTAAATGTTTCTCTAATTGCCATAGTTTATCCTTTCTTTAATAAAAAATCTTTAAAAAATCACTAATAATACTTTCGTACTCTTTTGCTTTTGCATTCCAATTATTATTCAAGTTATTATTTTCTTTTACGACAATCTTGCCGTAGTCCTTTTCGTATGCTTCTACGAGCCGCATATATTCATTGGCTGCATCAGCGACCTCTTTGATCCGCTCTTGCTTCTTTTGTTCTTTTTCAATGCGTTCTTTTTCTTTTTGTTCAAGTTCTTCTTCGTAGGTTTTTGCGTCCTCGTAAGTGTTAAACTCTTTGCCATTTACTCGATAAATTGTTACCATATACTCTTACTCTCCTTATTTAAGTTGTAAATTCTCTTTTTCTACTACTTTAACCCCATCAATTACTAATCCTTGCTTTAAAATTGCGTCTTTGAGTTTTGTTTTGTTCGGATTTTCCTCAACCTTAATCGTCATGTACTCTTGTGGGATATCAGCTCCCTCTGCAATTTCGACTTGCTTAGACTTTCTGAACGAAAGAGCAACTCTTGGAGTTTCAAACTTCTTATCTCCAAACAAAAGCATAGAATTTGCAAGATAGCTCTTTAATCGCTCAACCTTTTTCTCTTTGGTTTGTCTACGTTCTTTTAGGGCTTTTTCCTCAACTTTGATTTTGTCAATGTCTCCCATAAGGTTTTTAATGTAACAAGCTGTATTTTCGAGTTTTTGATCACGAGATAAGAGTAAATTGTCAATATCGGAATCTTCAAACAAAATCTCGCCTGTTTCCTCGTCTACAACCATGTCATTCTCTAAAAGCTCATACAAATTATGGTCAATTTCATATAATGCGCTCATACAGCACCTCCTTTGTTATAATATAAAGATTTTGAGTTAAATTGTCAATCTAATTCTTTTGTGTCGAGTGAAATTTTTAGTCTTGGGTAGTATTCTTCTAAAACATACTTGGCAATAATCTTGATATTCGGCAACGCCTGCTGATAGCAATCGATCTTCTCTAAATCTTTTTCTTCATGTGCAAATAAACTGCCAACCACAATCTCATATTCACATCTACCCCACTCTTGCCACATAATGATCTTACGAAGCTCTTCGGTAAAGTCCTCGAAGGTCATTTTATCACGCTTATACTTAATACAAAGAGCATTTGTTTCATTATTGACTCGAATGTTGTTAAAGATGTTGTACGGCTCAATAGAGTGATTGCGATTGAAGTTCTCGTTGAGTACATACCATTCAAATTTTAGTTTCTTCATTCATCATTATCCCCCTTTTCTATATGATTGATACTCATGTTTCCATAGACCAATAGCGCGACTATTGATGCAACAATTACCCAAACAATAAATGTCACATGAATAATATTAGATAATATATTCATTCATTTAGTACCTCCTTACACTTTCTATAAATCGACATCATGTTGTCTAACCATGTGATGCTATCAATCTCTTCGTCATTCCTTATTACATTGAAAATATTAAACTCGATAAAGCCCATCAAGGAGTCTACTTCGCTTTTCGTTAATTCAATCATCTTCCTCCTCCTTATTGTATCCCATCATTTTGTTCCAAGCCTTCCATGCTTTGCTATCCCTGTCATAATCTCGCGTCTTTGCTCCACACTCATCACAAACAATAAATGCCCAAAGCTCACTGCCGACAAAATGGTGTTTGGCTCGACCTAGACCACCACATTCACACTTGCCATGTGGGACACGTTCTGGTTTTCTTGATATCATATAGCCCATCTTATCGGCTTCTGCTCTTAATTCTTCTACTGTCATTCTTCCTCCTTCCAATCTCTACAACAGTTCTCAAACTTCATATAGCAACCAAGATTAAGGCAATAGATTCTTGCCCCATTTCCACTAAAATCAGCTTCTGCACAATTAGCACAAGCATGTGTTTGAGCGTTCAAGATATTTAAAATTTGCATGTCATATAAGTTATTGGAATCGGGGTAAAAATTACTTTTATCAATAATTTCGTTCAGTTCTGATTTAGTCATTCTTGTTCACCTCCTTATTATTTAAAAACTTGTAGAATGCACTTGAACATTCTTTGCAAAAATAGTAATCGTTTAATTTTCCATATCCCTTTTCATACATCTCTATATGTTTCCAATCTTTTCTGTCTTCAAAATCGACAGTGTTTTTTCTGCATCTATCACATACTATCCTCATTCTTGCTCACCTGCCTGTATTTGTTCAATATCAACAACCTTATAACATGTAGGTTGCAATCCATTTTTATTGATAAAATCAATCACGAATTTTTCGTATGATTCAACAAATTTTTTCATTATGTCTTTAGGTATTTCCCAATATTCAGATGCTTCGCCAACCTCTTCATATAATTTTTCGCCCAATTCATATTCGATGTCCGGAATCAAAATATCCTGTTCGTCAAATTCTATATGAACCTCTTTTCCGATATAGCCACATCCGTACTCTTTTCTAACTTCTTCAATAGCTTCTTCTCTGCTATAGTACCCATCAGTGAACAATTCGCCATTGTCACTGATACTCCATTCATTTGTTTCAATGTATTTCATTCCTGCTCACCTTCTTTAGTTCTATCTACCGTTTCTTTGTTTATCCTGTTAATTGCGAACTCTACTTGATTTTTTGATATTTCGCTTCCGTAGCAACTTAGACCCATTCTTTTACACGCAACCGCCGTTGTTCCGCTTCCAATGAACGGGTCATAAACAACGCCACCGTTAGGACAGTACATGGACAAGAGTTTTTCGCATAATTCTGATGAAAAAGTCGCCTTGTTATAAGGGCAAGCTCCATCATTATTTCTAGCCTCGACAATATTGAAAATGTTTTGATATGCCTTTTGTCCAGTTTTCCTTATAGATGTAACTTTCTTGTTCATGTGAAATGTTTTTAATTCTGATTTTCTGCATATCACGAAAACAAACTCAGTTAATCTTGTAAGCCTGTTAGGACTACATGAGTTAGACAGGGCTGTTTTTTTCTTCCATACAATCACATCTGCAACAGTGAAGTTTGTTTCTGTAATAATTGCATTTATAGCCTTAAACATACATTCTGTGTTCTCCGCACCGTATGAGAGGTTGTATAAAACGCAACCGTTCATACTGAGAACCCTATCAAACTCATTGAACAAACCCACTGTGTACTCTGCATATTGGTTATCCGTCATGTTGTCAATGTGCATATCATATCTAACATAGTCATACTGTCCTTCTTTAACTTTCGTATTTTGCAGAGTTCTGTTTTTACCAGCTTTCTTATTCGTGTTGTAAAACGGGCTCGTAAGTATGACATCTATTTGTCCGCTTTCCATTTTCCCCATTGTTTTCATACAATCTTCGTTGAAAATTTTAATCATCGTTCTGCTCACCCTCCCCATAATTTGCTATTGTTGATATTTCGGCAATCATTTCTAATCTTTGCGCTAAATAATTAAGAATATTATCCCTGTCAAAATTATGATTATCTGAAAATTCACACACCATAGATATAATTTTCATAAAAATTTCCGTAAAATCGTCCATTTCATCATCCGTAAATTCTTTTACAACATTTGAAAATTTTAAAACATTATCTTTCATTCTTGTTTACCTCTTATTCCCATTTTGTATGTAATTATCCAAATCTTTTTGTGCCAGTTCTACAAAATCAGGACATTGTTTACACTCATCTAATGGTTCATCTGTTGATTTGTCAATGTACCCGTAACAATAATACTGTGGCTTTTCATCTTTATAGAATTCTATTGTCGGTTTACTTCTGCGTTTCACTATGCCTTTTTTCTTTGCTTTACATGTTACCGTTGCCATTATTCTACCTCCGTATTCCAACATTTTGCACAATTATTCCTTTCACAATTAGAACATAAACCAAGATATTCTGCACAAATCATATAACCCCCATTATTATCCATTAACGTTGCATTTGGAAACTTTTCTAACAAAACATCTTTTCTTGTTTTTCGTGGGTGTTCTTCAGCCCATTTGCGAACAATTTCGGTAGCTTCTAAGGGATGTTCACCTTCAAAATAATCGCAACCTTCACTGTAAGCATTTAATGGACACTCATAACAATTCACACCAGTGCACATTTTTGATGTTCGACCTAAACTATTTAACATTCTTTGCTTTTCAACTAAATAATTAAATTCCATTCTTACCCACCTCTTTACAAAATTCGATATAATCATCAACTGCTAATCTAAATTGTTTTTCCAATTCATCAAGTGTACCTGCTTCAAATGTAACCAAATCACCTATATCTGCTATATGACCACAATAAGGAATTACAGGATAATCTATGTCAAATTCAGCAATATATCCTCTATATTTCCAACCACATTTCATTACCATTTTCTACTTTCTTCATATTCTTTTATAACATTCATATCATATCCACTTTCAATAAATGCTACAGTTAATGGTCGATTGACACCATTCCCAAGATACGTATAGATGATTTCTATATCGTCAAAGTCAAAATTGGTATTTAGATAGTCATTTATTCCTTTTAACATATATCTATGAAACTCTTTATCCATTCGCTCGCTATCATATACAGGTGTTTTATATGCCGCCCTTGAAAGGAACTCTATTACTTTACATTTAATTTCCAATTCAGTTTCGCAACTTGAAAACCTAAAAAATATATTGCCTTTTTTATAGAATATAATTTCTCCCTCATAATTCATAAAACTACATGGGAAACACTTCATTAATTTTAATGCTTCATTAAATTTATTCATTGTCTACCTTCGCTAATTTTGCATAGAGCCACCAAGTTACGAAATCATTATTATAAATAGTAAAAGATGTGAGCCCATCATGCCAAGCATATACTTTTCCATTTTCATATTTTGCAAAATGTCTGTAATACCAATCACTATCTGTTGAGTTTCTTACCAATATTGGTGTATCAACTGTCACTTTTGACCAGTCAGTTTCTTCTGGTTTATCAATATATTCGGAATAAGCCCATTTCATTTTATTGTTGATACAATTTCCTATATCAAAAAACATGCAACTTCTGCATTTAATGTTGTAACAAGTATCAAATTCTTCAGTTACTTTATTAAACCCAAAAGTTATTCCTAAACAAGTAAATTTCTCAATTTCACTTCTATACTTTTCATAATTAGTCATTAAATTCACCTCGTTTGATTTTCATTTACTAATTTTGCATATTTCCACATTGATTTTGTATTTGTTGTATATGATGTCCTTCCGTCATCCCAAACATAAAATAAACCGTTTTCGTATTTTGCAAAATGTCTGCAATACCAATCTATGTTGTTACTTGAAACCATAATAGGTGTGTCAACAGTCATCTTATACCAGTTTACATTTGGTTCAATGTATTCAGCATCAGCCCATGCTATAGCTTTTTGAGCACAATTGCCATAACCTCCAAACAAACAATCATCACAACACCCTGACACTATATCAACGCAAGAAACGATTTCATTCGTGTCTTTTTTTACCGCCACCTTTTGCCCCATACGAGCGAATCTTTCAATCTGTTCTTTATAATATTCATAATTAGTCATCTACTTTCACCTCCCACGGCTCTTCATCTTCCCACTTGATAAAATCGAATTTGCATTGAGGGAAAGCGTCTAGTTCTATAAATGTGGAATTCTTAGGAGTAAGCCAAACATCAATAAATTTTTCTTTTGGTCTATTTTCACACCACCACAAGTTACCATTTTTATCTCTTGCAATCCATCCCCTACCAAGTAATTTACACAATGCTTTTTCATCATCGGTCAAAACAACAGGTTCTTTGTATTCTTGATATAACCACTTTACTCTAGTTGCATCACATGGGCATGATTCACTCATACTAAACATACATCTGTCACATGAAGCAAATGCACAACTGCACATTTGATTATCTTCCATAGCAAAAGAAAGACCATATGTTCTCAATTCTTTTTCATAAAATTCCCAATTTTTCATCGCCACGTCTCCTTTACTTTACAAATTCCTACAATCTTACTATCCCATTGTTTAAACACCTTATTCACAAGCCCATGCTTTGCCATACCAACTTCTTTCATATATGACGAACCACTATCGATCAAGAACTCAACCACATGCCCATCGCTTTCGTGCGCATAGTTTTGCCTATCTGTGTGCCTATCGGACTTAATATCTCCAAGTACACAACTAATAATCTCGCCGTTCTCTAGGTGAATAATGAATTTGTCTCCTATTTTTCCCCAATAGCTGCCCATAGCCACAACGTACCATTCAGAGTTTTGTACTAAGAAACCATATTCATCAACCCACACATCATCACGCTGTTGGAATTTGTATTGATTGGATGCTTTGTTTGTAATGGCTCGATAGTCCATGTAAGTCATTTTTTGTGAATTAGCGGTATCATGCGTCCACATTTCCCAAAGCTCCATATTGTAATCACTTGCCACTTGGTTCGGGTTAATTTCAGCGTAGGCATTCTTTGGCATGATAACCAAGAAGAACACCATAACGATTGCTATAAGTATTAAGGTTAAGTTGCGATCAAATTTATCCCTGTTCATTTTTATTCTCCTTTGACTACCTCGTTATAAACCTTGCCTAACTTCATTTTTTTTTATATCCTTTCTATCTCTCTAAATCGTCAATTTGAACTATATATTCACCATTATCTGTTTGTTTGAATGTCCTGTCGCAATCAGGATACCAATCGACTATACAATCGAACATCTCATTTTTGTCATCGAACCATTCTGTATAAGTGTCGCCGTCTCGTAAATCGTGAATTTGTGCCCTAACCATGTCAACCTCCTAAAAACTTAATCCCATAATCGCTTCTCTTGCAGCCATTGGGTTATTATCAATGTATCTCTTTGTGGTACGAATATCAGCGTGTCCTGCAATCTCTTGCAATACAGGCATCGTTACACCTTTTTCTGCCAAGATGCTAATTGTTGTGTGTCTTGTCGAGTGACAACTAAAGTTCAAAGCCTCAACATCAATTCCTGCACGTTCAGCAAGGAGTTTGATTGTCTTGTTAAAGTTTTGTTCTTGCATTGGCTTTCCTTGATTACCGATGAAGAGGTTATTATATTCGCTCTCTTTGCGAACATTGAGATAATCTTTTATAGCTTCCATTGTTTCATCGTTGATGTAGCAATATCTGAACTTATTGCCTTTGCCCACAACCTTGATTACACCTTCAGCATTGATGTCGGACAACTTGATATTCAATAGTTCACCAATACGCATACCAGTATGGAATAATACCATAAGCATAGCTTTTTCTCTTGGTGTCCTTGCCTGACGAACGATTGCATTGACTTGTTCTGCATTAAGTGGGAGCTTCTTTGCATTGTTCACCTTTGGCGTTCTTTGCTTTTTAATCTTCATGTAAGTTTCGCTATCAATCTCACCTAAGTCGAACAAGAACCCGATAAACCCACGAACTGCCATGATTTTTTGGTATTGCGTCGCACCAGATTCGCTTGCGATAGTTGCCGTCCATGTTAAGTAGGATTCAAGCGTGATCGCGTCGCATGTGTTAAGATAAGACTCGATGTTGCGTCTATATGCTTTCTTTGTATTTTCAGATTGTAATGTATTGATGTATAAGTTTAATTTGCTTTCCATTATTTTTCTCCTCCGTTCCTTTGATATAACTATATTAACACAAAGAAACGATAATGTCAAGAGGTTGTTTGAAAATTTTTTAGATACATCCACCGCAACTACATGTGCGAAAATCTTGGGATTGAAATGCTTTAAATAACGCCACCTTTTCATCGTAGCAATCAGCAATTTTGCTTATCCAAGAATAGTTTTCTTTAATCCAATCATCACACTCAAGACCATCTATGTAACTTTCCCATATCTCTCCCCAATCATCATCAAAATCCCAAGTCCAATAAACACCTACCGTGCCCATTGGATAATCTCGCAAGTCCTCGGGAATCAAATCACTTTTATCTTTTCCGTCAATATAAAGTTTCCATACGCCCATACATAAATTTGGACAACTGCCCGTCCACTCTACCTCAAATTTCTTCATTTTAGATCCTCCCATGGTTTTGATTGTTTGAATTGCTCGATATCTTTGCTTATTTCTTTAAGCGCATCTTGGTATTGTTTATATAGTTGTTCTTGCTCATATTTTTCTTCTTTTATTTTTTCGTTATGTAATATGCTTTTGTGCCAAATGCGATATTGAATCAAATCTGTGAACTTGAAAGTAAACCCGTATGTCTTTTTAGGAGTTTTATAAATATCGCCAAAAACACATCTCATTTGTGGCTCTTGTTCGATTGCCCGTAACATTTTCACATCAATCGCTTCATATATCACATAATTCTTATTTAAACCCCATTTTGCGGGTGCTATATTATAAAATGCTACAAAACTTTTAAATGGTATTTCGTTTAGCGACTTCAAATATTCGTAGTTTTCTTTGTAGAAAAAATAATATATAGGATATATAATTGCCACAAAGGCTGTCGCAAAAATCGCCAACACACAAATGTAATCAATAATGCCCATTATCTATCTCCTCCTACTCATCCCATCCTAACATATCCCAAATTGCATTAAAATCAAATTCTTTTTTATCTTGTTCTTCTTTTTCTTCTTTACCTTCCAACTCGATAATCTTGTCAATTCGCTCAATCTCGTCCCAATAGTATTCATTTTGTAAATGGGTTGGCATATCGCGTCTCTCCAAATAGGACAATGGAAGTATCATATAACCTTTATATGAGTACATTTTAATATCTTCATCCCATTCAACCAATTTTCTCCAACTCGATGCCCAATTATTCATTTTAGTACCTCCTTGTTTTTCTTAATGATAACACAATGAGGTGGAATTGTCAATAATTATTTTATTCCCTTTACAACTTTTCTTAAATACTTTCCAACTTGCCAATGGAGCAAATTCGGCGTTGCTGTCATAGGATACTCTTTGCACCAATCAGCATTTTTAATCGCTTGAATGATTTCTTCTTTTAATTCCTCGTTGTGGATGATAAAGTAAAATTCTTTTGCATATTGATTTTCATATTCTACTTGTACACCCACACTTGCACCCCATGCACAAATCCCTATGTCATATTCAAACCCATCATACACTTTCCCGCGACCATTTTTGTTAATACGAAGCTCTACAATTTCTACATCCTCTAATTTATAGTCCTTGCGCTTATTGTGTCCTCCCCCACTAGGTCGACGATAAATGTTCAAGCAGCAATGCACTTCAATACCGCTATAATCCATACGTCCCAAGTCCTCGCTGTATATAAGGTCGAACTTGTAAAGTTTTACATCGTTGTTCAGTTGACTGATAGGTAAGATAAAAGCAATATAATCCCCAAGTTCACAAGCCTTATTGTAAAACTGCGTAAATAAATTCCCTTTTGTGCCGTATGGTGGATTACCAATCACACATCGACCTTGCTTGTAAGGCAAGTCAAGTTCTAGGAAATTCTCTTGCGCAACCCTATTATCTTCCGGATCAATATCGCAGCTATAAGTACCTTCTGGCAGGAAGTCAAGAAAAACTCCTGCGCCACCACTTGGCTCAAGGTATTCGGTTATGTTGGATCGTCCTATGATTTCGTTGGTTTTGGCTACAACATAGAACGCAAGGGAACGAGGCGTGTAATATTTATCGTTTGGTATTTTTTTTGATGGCATGGTTTACACTATCCTTTCATATCCATCACGAGCCAATAAAACTTTTGATTTTTTGCAATCTTGGATGAATACAACCTTCCAATTATGAAATATTGCAAAATATATTTTATCATTATATTCATAAGTATTTGTTGTGTAATATCCATTTTTATAATATTTTTTGGCATAAGACTCCAATAATCTTCCGTGTTTTTGTATATTTTTCCAAAGATTCTTAACTTTATTATCCATCATATCTCACTCCTCCACATCGTAACTGCACTAATCCAACACATTACAGCTCCTATCAAGGTCAGCATTGACTCATTTATAATGCCATATTCTACAATCGACACTACTGTTAAAATCGAGACTGCGATTGCTCCTATGGTAACAAACACGCAAAGCCATATTGGGAAAAACTTTCGATTAAGAATTTTTGCTATAATTAGCGCGACAATAAGGCTTGCAATTAAACCAATTAAAACTAACATGATTCTCCTCCTAATGTATCTACAATCTCAAGCCCAACAGGTAGCCAGTATGTTCTATCAAGCAACTTCTCACCATTCGTATATGAATAAATCTCATAGTCGTATCGCTTGAGTAATACAATCAACTCCCCATTTAACATAACAGATTCGTAAATTTCGTTTTGGTATTTATGGGTTCGTTCGGTGTAGAAGTTGTCGTAATCAGATTTATCAATCTGACTTAATATCTCTCCATAGTGCTGAATATCCCACCAAAGTTGTTTAATTTTATCGTTCATTTTATATCCTCCTTTACATATATTTGTCTATATAGTGATATGCGCCTGTAACTGCGCTCATTCCAAAGAACAAAGTGCAGAATAAACCAATAAAACTTTTCAATGACAGCTCATCTTTAGGTATAATACTTATAGATAATGCTACTAGTATTGTTCCTGTGGTAAATATTAAAGAAAGTATTAAAAATTTTTTTATCATTTTAATCATTTAATTCACCTGCCTTTTTAATTATTCCACCTAACTCAATCGGTTTATATTCTGTCCTCTCTATACTAACACAAGCACCTCTCTTTGTCAAGTCTAAATATCGTGGGTCATTATGAACGTGACCGTAGATGTTAAAGAATGGGCAATTTTCATTTAAAAATTCGAGTGGTGCATGAGATAGAATGATAAAGTTCTCAATAAGTATTGGATAAGGTGACACAAACTCAAATCCTGCCTCTCTATACCACTCTTGGCTATACCTATCGTGATTGCCCAAAATGAGCCTTTTTCGACCTCTAAGCGATTTTATTATGGATTTGGTATAATCCCTTGATGCAAGTGCAAAATCGCCTAAAACCCAAATTATATCGTCATTTGAGACTGTTTTGTTCCAGTTGTCGATGAGGGCTTTATCCATCTCGGACACAGATTCAAAGGATCGATTGCAATATTGAATTATGTTTTTGTGACCAAAGTGTGGGTCAGCTATTACGAATGTTTTCATTATTTTTTAACCTCTTTTAATTTTGGTAGATACTCGTCCCAATATCTTATGATAACCTCTCCACAAACATCAAAGAATATGCAATTACCACAATGTCCTTTCATGCTATGACAATATTCTATCATCGTTCGAGCCGCTTTTAGTAATTCAACTTTATTCAAAATGTCTTTATTATTCATTTCTTATGTTGTCCTTTCTTCTATGATTTTTATGCGAGAATCCCAATAACAAGGCATTACTATTGGAAAAATTTCATCGCATATATTTTCTATTTTGCAATTCTCACATTCTCTTGATGTACAATATTCAATTATTGTTTTAATTGCTTCTAAAACATTTTTATTATTCATTTCTTATTCTCCTTTGCTTTTGTTCTTTTTATACTTTTCCTGTTCAATTCTCTTAATTCTTTTTTCAATAGTCTTTACCCAATGACAAGGTATCCCAATTTCATCATAAGTGCATTCGCATATATCTTTTATGATGCAAAAGTCACAATTTACCGAATCGCAATATATACTTATTAGACTAAATAATGATAAAACGTGCTTATTATCCATTTTTATTTCCTCCTTGACTAATTTATCGACTAATGCGTTTTCCTCGCTTAGATAGTCGTTTTCCTATGGTTTTCTATTCTATTTACCGTTAAGAGTATCGTCCACAATGTCCTTGATTGTATTATCGTTTGTGATTTTGGAAATCAAGCTCAAAGTATTCCTAAGCAAATCTAATTTTCGATTCTTATTTTCAATTTCCATTTTCAAATTCGATTCTTGATTTTGATTTTCATTTTTGATATTCGTTTTCGATTCTCGTTTTTCATTTTCATTCTTGATTTTCATTTTCGATTCCTTTCCATTCCCATTTTAGATTTTCAATTTTAGTTGCAGCATATTTCTTTAAGTTTGGATAAAAACTCCCATCCCATAATGAATACCAACCCTTTGCGCACAAATCATTTTCACCGCATATTGGGCAAAAGTAACAAGCAGGAATCCATTCATTGTATTCTTGATCCCAAAGTTCTTCTAAGATTGAACAATAAAGACAAGCAAAACAATTTGAATTAAGTTTTAACAAGTCTTTTGTTTTCTTGTCAAAAAATGCTTGACTTTCACAGAAATCCTCTTTACTCCTGTCATTCGATTCCTTGAGCCAACCCCACAACAATTTGTGCCAAACCTCAAGCGAAATACCGTTGAGCAAGATTTTGTTTTTAGATACCTTTAAGTCAACCTCACTAACATCATAGCCAAAAATTTTAAATTCTGTGTTGAGATAGTTTTTTAATTTTTCATTCGTTACTTTCATAATCGTACCTCCTTGGATATATTATAAATACAAATCGTATTCATGTCAATATAAAAATAAATATTTACATATAATACCATCAAGTATGATGTTTATATTATTATTATATAATCATAATTAGAGCGCGCGCTATATAGGCGTTTACTTGGGCAAATTTTAATCCCGTTAATGGGAAAAATTCCGCCCTCTCTTCCCCTTTTTCTGCCAAATTTTGGAAAATAATATCAAGCATACCAAATTTACAATTTTCTGTAAATCCTACCATTTTTTGTAAACCATCCATTCTTTTCCAAAAATACCAAAAGGAGGCACGATTCCGGCACTCCCTTCCAAAAAATCCCTTGTAAAATTTTTACTTGGAAATTTTTTGCAGGTTGAGTGTTTGCGCCAAATCTTTCCATTTTTTGGCATTCCAGAAACCGTGCCTCCACTCGGCAGCGATCGCATATTATTTTATTTTCTCTATTTTACCAAAAACCACGCCACGCGTCAAGCCCATTTTAAAATTTCCAAATATTTTACAATTTCCCAAACTTTCCCAAAAATAGAAGTATGTACCATATAGCGAGATGTTTCCATTTTTACCATATCCTACCATTTCGAGCCCTTTCCATATTCTACCATAACAAGAAGTATGTACCATCTGGGATCTTCGGACATCATGGCAATTCCTTCCAAATCCACCATCTTTGAACATCTTGTAACATCTTTCCATCATATACAATTCTTTACAATTTTAAGGTGTTTGAATTGCATCGGATCACACCGGATACAATAGGAACGAAAAGCCTTAAAATGATAAAACATGGGAGCTTTAATTTGCGTTTTAAGCGACTTTTTTTGATCCATCGAATGATTATACCTTGAGATTATGCAATTTTATAAGTTTTCAGAAAAATATAAGTGTTGAAAATTCAATGTTTTAGTGTATAAATATGCAAAAATATTTGTATGTTATGCAAGAAAAAAAACGAAAAAAGGAGAAGGTTTTATATTGATAAAAATTGTATTAAAAAAATACAATAAAAATCAATATAAATTTAAAAAAGTGCTTGCATTTGCCTACTAAAATGTGGTATAATATGCGTAGCCGATAAGGAAAGCGGCTATTGTAGTAAAAATCGTGAATATGGTAACCTTTTCTATATAGCCGATATATGGAAAGCATGAGCGTAAACAGTAAAAAGCCTCGAAAGATGCCTAAACTGCTAGGAGTAAAAAGCCTAAAAAGGAGGAAAAAATGAAAAAGGTACAATTTACAAGCGCGGCAGAATTTATCAGAACGGGCAAGCGTTATACCGTTTTAACCGAAGAAGAGGCATCGAAAACCTGCTTTTTCGGCATGGGTCATGCAGAGTGCAGCACATGCCAACAGGACGTGTGCCCATGGTATGCGGAAATTGAGGAGGAGGCGCAAAGATGAAAAAAATATATTTCACCGTAAACGGACGTAAATATCGCGCGTCATGGATCATTGCCAAGTTAGCGCCGTTCGCTATTGTATGCGGGCAGATGGTGTTAGTAATGGCGGCTGTTATTAGTTTATTTGTTGTTGCATACGGTTTGCAATAAATGAGAAATGGAGGTAAAAAATGGTAAATGTTAGAATTGACGAAAACACATTGCTCAATATGTTGATGGAACGCGTCGAACAATGGAATAATACAGAAACGGCGTTAGATTTGTACGAAAAAATGTATGAATCAGAAATCGCCGCCGGATGCTTTGAAGGCGCGGAAATTGACGTGAATTTAATAGTTGATAATGACGTTATCAACTGTTGCTATATCGTAGAAGAAGGAGAGAAGGAATTTAACAGTATTTTACAATTATACAAGGAGCAAGGCTTGGGGGATATTTCCATGGAAAGCCATTACAGTTTTATTGAGGCTGTGGACGATGAAAACAAGCCGAAAGCGTTTTTAGTTAGATATTAAAAAAAATGGAAGGAGATAGAAACATGAAAACATTATTTTTAGAAAAACGCGGCTGTGACTTTTTCAAATCTGACAAAATCAATCTTTTGTCAGATGTTGGAAACTATAGAGTTTGCACAGTTGATAGAATTATGGGAAAAGATGGAAGGCTGTATTTTTTAGAAATTACAGATGCCAACAAATATATTTATCGAAAAAAACACAAAGTAACCGGAAGGGAGTTAAAAAAGCCCGTTAAGGAATTGAAAAAAGAATGTTGTTTGCATATAAACAGCGAATTTGAAACGCAAGAAGGATGTTTCGGAAATAGTAAACTCGATGGGATGATATGGGAAATGGAAATTTCTTATACTCTTGAAGGCATCTTGCAAGCTGTGAATTTGATTTCATGTGAAAAATATGATAAAATTGAATTTATAAACAAATAAGGGAGGAAATGGAAATGAAAAGATTTGTAATTGAATTGGCAAACGAAAAAAAAGAATCCGACAAAAGACAGCGCGTTATATTTGCCAATTATCGCGATAAAATGAGGGACGAAAATACAGTCAATACAGAAATTGGCAGATATGTAAAAGCCTATAAAATTGGATTGATAACAGAGCTTGAAGCCGCAAATGCGATTTTAAATATTAAAACTTGGAAAGAAAAAGAATAGGGAGGAGTAAAAATGGTAAAAACTTACATCACAAATGAAAAGTTATTGGAGGCGATCAAGGCTTTAGAAGTCGCGGAATTGCTGAATGATGGAAATAAATTACAATTAGAATATAATGACAAAACAGCGGAATTAAAGATTTTAAAATGTTATGTGAAAAAAGTTAGTTGTCAGAAGATGGAAATGGAGGGTTAAAATGGTAACTATTACAAAAAAAACCAATTTGTATGAATATAACGAATTGGACGAAAAAGCAAAGGAGCAGACGAAGCAAGATTTTTTAGAGACAAGATGTGAGCTTGACGGCGATATGTTTACAGAAACTGCCATGGAAATTGTAGGAAATTATTTTCAATTTACTGACGGGCTGAAGGTTCAGTATAGCTTGTCTGGATGCCAAGGTGACGGCGTGAACATTTACGGAAAGTTTGATATGCAAAACGTCGAAGGGCTCGAATGGTTAAAATCAGAAGTTGACAGCTTCGAGCTAAAGCAAAATTATAGATACTGCTACAGTCTGAAATCTCAGACAGAAACGGAAACTGTCGATGAAATCATATCTGAATTTGAGCGCGCTTCAGATCGCGAAATCAAAGATTGGCAAGTAATGGAAATCAGAAAAATGGTAGAAACTGTATTTGAAAAGCTCGAGAAGGCAGAACTAGAAATAGAAAAATATGGATACGACTTTTTCTATGAAGTGAGCGACGAAGAAATGGCGGAATACGCAGAAGCAAACGAGGTTTTATATTTGGATGACGGAACGGTATATTTTGATTGAATGGGAGGAAATGGAAATGGAAGAATTATTATTTACAAGAAAATACAATAAATATGTAAATATGATTATGAGAAATGAGGACGTGCAAGGGCAGGAAGAAAAGTTTGGGACGTGGAAGGATGCACTTAAAAAAGCACTATTTGAGGCAGAAAACAAGCGCATAACATGGGCAGAAGCGAAAAGGCATCGTGTCGAGATATGGCTACACGACACGGAATCGGACGAAATGGAATTGTACGAAATTGTACCATTTGTCAGAAATTGGAAGATTGAAGTAAAACTTGGCTTTGGTGAATGGAAAGATTTCCACGCGACAGAAGAAACAAGCGCGATCAAGGCAAGGACAGCGAAAGACGCGGCAAGTGATGTGATGTGTCGGTTCAATATGGACGATTTGACAGAAGGCGCACAGTTTAAGGTGTATCCGGTTGACGGGTACGGGGAAAGAATCGCATATATGAAGCCGGTAATATTTGACACGGAGGATTTGGATTGGTAGAATATGGAAAGAAGGAGCTGCGGGAGCGGCTTCTTTTTTTTGTGTTTTTTGGTGGGTGTTAGCCCTATTTTTTATGCTGCATATAGTATTAAATACTAGGTGATGGGGTTATGGAAACGGGGTGGTGGGATGCGATTTGAGGGATGGGAAGGTGGGAGTTTGAGGGGTGGACGTTTCACCCCGTTAATGCGAAACGTTTTAATTTCAACGCTTGCAAGCATCTAAACGGGCAAATGTCAATCCCTCCCAAATGTGCCAAGGGCTTACAAACGTTGAAATTCCAACGTTTTCCAGTTTTTTTCATATATAATGCACATTATATATGCTATTAAATGGGATATTTTACCAACGCTAAACATCCCTATTTCCACGTTCTGCCATAGGTGGGGGTATTTTCCAAAAATGGGATTTCCTACCACAAATGTTTGCGTCGTAGCACCCCCACTCCACCCACCTTAACCTCAAACCCCACCAATTTCAACCTTCCCATCTCTCCCCCAATCTCCCCAACCAAACTTTCCCATCTCTCCCCACTCCCCACCACTATCCACCAACTTTTCCCACCCACTTGCAAAAATCACCACATTTTATGCACAATTTAGCTTCCATAACTAACACGCCTAGTCACTCTAACCACTCTACATAGTTTTCAAAACTACATAGAAACCACCCACACTTTTCGTGTGTATTCACCATGATATCATTTTGATATCACTTTGATTCTAACTGTATTACTTAACTAATACAATCTATTCGAGCGTTATATTTCATCACCCACACTTTTTCTGTTCATCCAGATTGATTAAATTAAATTAAGTAATCTTGAGCGTAGCGAAAGATAGTGAACGTAAGTGAACGGTACTTAATTTAATTTAATCAAACGCATGGAATTGCGTAAGCAATGGAATGCGTAATGTGAACCCCTGTTCACTCATGGCTATAACCAATTAACTTATATTTATTATATATACAATAAGCCATAGATCATTGAGTCACCAAAAAACATTAAGTTACAATATGATAGTTCGAGTTGCTTTAAGGAACAAATTAGTAGAAACAAGTGAGCTAAACGAGCTAAGGCAGCGATGCGAAAAGATTGCGTAGCAAGATTAAGCAAGCAACGTGCGAAGTGAGACACGTTAGTGGCTGGTCAAGGTGCAGTAAGCGTAGCGAACGGAAACCCTTGTCGCTCATGTAGGGCATGAGTGAAGACGATAGGTGGTTGTAAGTTTTGACTAAAAAACCTACAAACATCTATACGGAAGTAGCTTAGAGAATTTTTAGTCAATAGTCAAAAACTTTAGCAAAGTAAAGTGGATAAAAATGAAAAAACAGTTGACAATTTGACTAGAAATACATATAATAACCATTGTGGAAGGAGGCGTGGAATGGGCAAAGTCAGAAAGGACTACTTAAATGGAATAGACTTGGAGGCTCTTAAGAATATTGCTTGTACCAAAGAGCATTTAACTTATGCTAATCTTTGTAAGAGAATAAACATTGAGCCTTTAACGGGTGACGGTAAGAAAAGGCAAATTATGGAGCTTGAACAAATTTGTGACTTTGAGAAACGTAAAAAGATATTTTGTTTCTTTGGCATGAAAAATATTGAAGAGGTAAGACAATCAAAATCCAAGAATATAAAATTAACATATAGCGAACTTATTGAAAACTTATTGATTGGATACATGTTGGATAAAAACAAAGATGAAATATTTTTAACGGCAAAAGATTTGTTCAATATTACAGGAATGGCAAACAAGAATTATAGTTTTGTAAAATACGGTATTAAAGACATAGATAAAAAGAAAGCTATAATTATGGCGCATAAAGGAGAGTTTAACAATTACGAGTTGAATCAAATGGTTTTGAATTTATATTCAAACATCTTTAAAGATATTTTGTTGAAATCAATACAAGATATAAACCTTAATGGGCGAATATTGATAGAAAGGGGATACATTGGAGTTTTTAAAAACAGTGATGATAAATCAACAATGAATATTAGACCAAACAGTAAAGACGGGGCTGTTTTGACAGAAATTTCGAATCAATGCCTAAAAGAAATGAGATGTAAAAATATGAGAGATGTATTTTTACTTTATGGTAATACAAACTATTATTATAAAAAAAGAGAGGTAAAGTGCAAAGAAAAAACTCGCTACTCTAATTTTTATGATTGTTATGTTACTACAATACATGAGTCGGTAGAATACCAATACAACTATGAACTGCTACTTTCAAAGATGAATGAGAAGATTAAAAACAAGGTTATGAACAATAAGGTCTTTTTAAGCAATATTTCTGTAACAGGACTTAAAAATTTAACAAACGCATTGGTTAATATTAACACTAAGTATGATTTTGAGTATGATTATTTAAAGAATAAGGAGGGCAAATAAAAATGAAACAAATAATTGATAACAGTATTCTTGCTGCTTTATTGAAAAGTTCAAACAAAAAATCTTTTGACAATAATGATTTACTACTTACTTTTGGACTAGCAAATAAAAATTTTGCTTTATTAAACAACAAGAACGATTCGCAAAGATATATCGTTCTTTTATCTGAGGGCAAGGATATTTCTAAACAATCTATTAAATCATTTATTGAAATTATAAATACTTTTGTTATTCGTTCGATTTTAAACTCTTTCCTGCGCAAATGTGATGATTATGGAATTAAAGTTGAAGATGGATATAGGCTTTTTAAGAACGATGGGTATAACGATGTTTTTAAGGGTAGCGAAGAATATGACAAAATACAACTAGTTATAGACGCAATGTGCCATCGCTATCATGTTAAAAGTATTAAGTCTGTAAAATATGATTTAATTGGTGGAGATATAAAAGCCTTTTATTACGATATACAAATGGCAATTAAAAAATATGTTGGATGCGATTGGTATAAGGTTTGTCATAAATTTGACTATAAAACAGCTAATAATAATTTATTAGATATAGAACAATCAAAGTTTGATATCAATAAAATTATCTTACACCTGACAAAAGAACAAGATATGTCGCATAGTGTAAAGAAAGACAAAATTGACCTATTGATTGATTCTTTAATCAATATCAATACAAACTATAATTTAATTGTGGAGGAGCTATGATAGAAAGATATTTATATTTTACAAAGACAAGAATTTTTGTTATTTTACTTACAATTGCCTCATTAGTTGGAGTTGGAATCCAACTAGGTGAAGTTTCCAACCTACAAGATGCAATCTTGAATCTTCTAATCACCTTTTCGCTCACAGTTATTCTTGCGTGGCTCGAGGGCGAATGGGTTCAGCACCCACCAAAAGACGCAGAAAAGATTATTGAATACAATGGCGCAAATTTTTCACTCACAAATGCAATCGGAAAAGTTACCTACGATAAAGACGGGAACGAACTTGGCTTATGCACAGGGGCGTATTTTACAAAAGACTCAATCAGACTTATGGTAAGTGGGCATTTGTACGATGTGAATGAAGTTTATTTTGAGGTGGACGAATATGACGAACAATAAGTTAATTTTAAGTATGTTAAAAGATGTGCAATCCATGCTTGAGTCAGACACGACTAATAGCCAATACATTAAGTCAACACTCGAATATGTTGAGCGAGCAAGGGCAATTTTACAAGCGTATGAACAAAAGGAGAAAGAATCATGTCAATATATTTAAGACGTTACGTTGGAACTTATGAGGTAAGAGCAGATTATGATGAGGATACAAATGATTTCCCACGTTTGTTTGATGGAACACTAGATCCAAGTTTTGATGACTATTACATTAAGTGCGCCAATGGAATAAAAATTCGTCATGGCGTTGGCTCGACACTTAGCTGCTATATTCCAAGCGTAAAGAGAGGCACGAATATTTTGAAGGAAATTGGCGATGTAGCCATAGAGACAGAGATTCTTGACGGTGAGGTTTATTTTACTTTTCCTGCAAGTGAGATTGGAAAAGTTGCAAAGGCGTGTAAGGCTTGCACTAAAGGGAGAAATATTAAACCATTATCACCAAAGACACTGCCAAAGAGAAAAGCTATATTGCCGGACAGCGAGTTGAAAAGATATAAAAAAATTTGCGAAAAGTTTGGTGGCGAAAAAATTCAACTTGCAAGAATGGTGCTTGAGGCAAACAAAGAGTTCGGTGAAAGATTGCCAAGTGACTACAAGCAGGAAATGAAAGCAGAGCGTTTAGATTTTCGTAACTATTTGTGGCATATTGGCAGATGGGAAGAATATATGGCTTTCTTATCGAATAGAGTTAGTGGTGAATAGAATAGAAAAAAGGGGGTTATTTGCCCCCTTATCGTTTTTTATGTGTTTGTCGAGTAATTTACCGAGTGGCTATACAAGTCTATCTTAAAATCTTTTTATCTTAATTTTCGTATTGACTATTTATCGTAAATAAATGAGTAGAGCGCATTGAGTTTTTCATCGTCCTCGTAAATATTTTCATTCATTTCTACATCAATACCAAATTCATCAAGCAAGATAATTTGTAATTCTTCAAGGTCAATTTCAAAGAATTCTTTATGTAGATTTTCTTTGTTTACTCGATAGTTTGTCAATCTTCTGTGCAACCTTGATTCTAAGTCAAAACAATCTTCAGAATATATGAGCGCATGAATCCTAAACTTGAAAGCATGGCTTGCGTCTGAAAGTTCGTCTATTCTTACAAGTGGCGAGATTCTTCGCGTTGTTCCAACTTTATAGTATCCATTGTGCATATCTTCGTTGCTGATGATATAGACCCAACCTGCTTTCTTTTCTTTGAGTAAATGGCGTGTTTGATTGGCTTCTTCTTGCAATCGTTCAGTTTCCTCAATATCGCCATTAGATATACTTTCTTGGATTCTTTTCTCTAATTCCACCAACCTATCGAACCATTCTTTGTCGGCTTTGCGTTGTTCGGCTATTTTGCGAGCTTGTTCTTGCTTTCTATATCTTTCTTCTGCTTGGAATAACAAGTAGTCGTTTTCAAGTTCGGCTTGTTCAATTTTGAGGTTGAATAAATTGTGATTGCTCACTAAAATGCCATATTCGTCACATACATCTAGCATATTATTCGCTTTTTCTTGAATTTTTAACTTTGCGCTTTGCAAGTTGTAGCCGTTGAGCTTTCTTATGATTTCAGAACACTCAAAGTTAAAGTTTTGCACAAGGATACTTTGAATTGTGCCTGTTGTGGTGAACAAATTTTTAACTTTGCTGCACTCGCGTTGTTCTTTTAGGTTTTGTCTAATTGCCTCTCCAAATTCAGATCTTGTATTGAGCGCATGTTTTGGCGCATAGATTCCAATCGATTCTAACTCATATTGTTCCAATTTTCGTTCAAGGTTTTTTATCTTTTCTTTTAACTCAAATTCTTTCATTTTAACACCTCTTGGTTTATTATACAATAAGTTATGTTAAAAGTCAAGCAAATTCTATTGACATTTTGTGGTAGAATCTTTATACTATACAATATAAGGTATTGATTCATTCAAGAAAGGAGGAGTAATGGAGTATAGGGATAAAGAAGATTATTGGGAAGAAATGAGTCACCATGTTTATCCCATTTTATCACAAAAGGAACGATTAAATAGAGAATACAAAGAACAAGAATATGATTTTTTATATAGATACTTTAATTATAATGAGTGTGTAAGATTTCAATGGGGTGAGTGGTAAAATGACGAATAAATATGGTGTACGAATAAAGAACTTTTCGGCAGGACAACTATATGAATATAATCTTGGCGCAAGAGATTATCTGCCATATACTAATGCCATGTTGACAAATAGCCTCTTCTTAGACTTCTTGTTAGAAAATGGACTTAAAGTGTCGAAGAACGGTTTCACTAGAGATGTAATATGCTTGAATTTTGACATGGGAGCTAAGAGTTATGAGGACACGAGGGGCAACATTGTAAATAAGATAAAAGAAATTGACGATGAGGAGAAAATAAAGAGATTAGAATTTTTACTAAATAAAGTAGACGAAAATAGAGATAAGTACGTCAAGAAGCGAAAAGAAGATATACGAATTGAATATTACGAACATGGAATAAATATTAAATATCATACCAAAGACAAAGCAGGAAATATAAAGAAAACAGAAACAATACACTATAAAATGCTTTATCGTTCTGCTGGCAAGGCGAAGCAAGGTTCTGTTATGTTTATTTGTTCTAGGCTCTATAAAAAAGCCCACGACTTTATTTATATGGGGTTAAAGATTCCAAAGCATAATGCGCCGATAGTAGAAGCAAGTGCATATGTGTCACTCATCGCAAGCACGATAGTTGGACGCATGAGGATTGAGCCGGAAAATATATTGATACTAAAAGATGTGGATAGTTTTTTTAGGCGTGAAGTAGTGAGTATTGGCATTGATGGAAAAAAACATTGTTATGCAAAGCGAATACAAGACTACGAATTAAAAAACACCTTGTTCGATGGGCAAGCCTTGATAGACGATTCGATTTTTCCCAAGTGGGGAGAGGGGTATGTATTACTAAGACATCATATGACAAAGTGTGCTGCTTTTCACACGAACATACAACGGTTCTTTAGGGATTGGTATGGCGATGAGTACAAAAGTGCAAAAGTTGTCGATATGTGGGGCAATGAACACTATGTAAAAGATATCAAGATGATAACCACAGATAATTCCATGAAGTGGTTAAAATTCGACGTATCGTATGACTATTGGTGTAAGAAAGTCCATGAGAATGATTGTCAATTTGGAATAGTTAAAACTGCACACAAGAGCAAATACGGTGACGTTCAACGTATGAGTTACCAAATGATAAACACACTTGATGTTGAAATTATGGATGGTGTGCTTGCAAGAAGCAAATCGTATGTTGAACAACTAAAGAGTGACAATGATGTGTTCCTTGACTACCTTAGAGACAATGAGAACTTTTCTAATGACTACGAGGTTTTGGTCGCATTGTGCGAGCAGGATTCAGAATTTGTGCGAAGTGAGTATTTTAGGAGCAGGAAGAAAAAAATAATTGATGGTTATGTAAAAAATCTAAAGTTTGGTAAAGTGTTGCAAGAGGGTGATAACTTAGTAATGGTTGGCTCTCCTTATGCCATGTTATTACATAGTGTGGGTGAAGATGTAGAAAAAGACAATACGTTTGGTCAAGAGCAGGATTGTATTCAATGTTACACAAAGAGGTTTGGAGCAAACGAGTATTTAGCAGGATTTAGAAGCCCGCACAATAGTAAGTCGAATATTATTGGACTTAAAAATATTAAGAGCGATATTTTAGATAAATATTTTTATATTGGGGAGCAATGTATTGCAATGAATTGCAAACACACAGATGTCCAAGACCGACTAAATGGCTGCGACTGGGATTCTGACCAAGTATTTGTAACAAATCAACATGACATTGCCGACTACGCCAAATATTGCTACATAAACCATCCAACCATTGTAAACAACATTCCAAAAGAAAAAAATCATTATGACTTATCCATGTACAATCACGCCGTTATAGACAACAACCTTGCCAAAGCACAAATGGCAATAGGTGAGTCTAGTAATCTTGCGCAGCTTGCGTTGACTTATGGATATAGTTTTACAGACAAAGAGTATGATGATTATGTGTGTATTCTGAGTGTAGTGGCTTAGTAAAATGGGTCAGCTAAGTGGAAACATTTAGTAAAAAATATTCAGTGAATAGTGGAAAGCTAAGTGCAAAAGCATATGCTAACCATATGCCAAACCTATCGAGGTTCATTTAGTAGATAGGAAGGCTCAGAGACTAGGGGGTGAGCAGAACTAGCAATAATCCCCCCACGAGTGCTGAACACCTAAACACGAAAGTGCATGGTGAAGATATAGTCCGATACTTTAAGGAAACTTAAAGAAGCTCTGGATAAAGAGCCAGAGATAAAACAAATGCAGGCTGCTATCGACAATGCAAAGCGCACTTACGATATCGACCTAAACTCAGAAATACGGCGCATAAAACAAGAACTTAATGTAAAACATAATGGATATCCACGCTTTTGGCTTTATGTAAACTATGCCATACCAAAAGATAAAATTAACAACAAGCTCCAATGTCCTATGAATGTACTTTTTGACTATAAACCACCTAAAATACGTTCAAATGAGTCAACTTTGCCGATGTGTTATTTTTACAACCATCACCAACTCAAAGAGGACAGACGAAAATCTAAAAAAGTTGAGGCGTTTATAGAGGCTTATGGATTGAGGTTATACCAAAATGCGATTGATGATATTGAGTACGATTTAATATTACGAGAAGATTTTGAGAATATGGTAGAAGATATTAAACGAGTATATATATCAAAAGATTATCTTGGATTGTTTAGTTGGCTTATAGATAGAGCTTTTCATTTAAGGGCAAATTTAGATGGAAATGGCAGGAAGTCTAAAGCCAAAACAGATAAGAATAAAGTGCTTTTATTGAAAACTTTATATACAATAAACCCTAGTAATTTGCTCAAAATTTTTCAAAAAACCACATAAAATGTGAAATTATGGGAAAACATACAAGATTAAGAATGTTGAAATTTCAACGTTTGTTCAATTTTTATCATAAGTTACTATATGATAGAATATCTTGGAAAGGGCAGTTTGCCCAAGTAGGGGTGCGCTATTACCCAATGCGCCATATAAGTATGGGAATTGCAATTTATATGACTTAAAGCCCCACGTTGTTATTTCAGCGTGGGGTATGGATTAGAAAGGATTAAAAGGATTAGAAATGAAAGGATACAACGTACCTAAAATGAAACAAGGTGACATCGTTCGAGTAGTTTCTGAATTGTCTGGTTATTCGCAAAAGGAATGTAGAGAAATTATAGAAAACTATATTCATGTGATAAGGGAATGTTTGTTATCGGGCAGAGAGGTGTGCTTGCAAAAAGTTGGGACTCTTACGCTTAAATACAGACCATATAAAAAACCAAGATATATGCCAAATGTAAGTCTTAATGGTGAGTTGAGTTTGAGTCGTGAGCGTCTCGAACACAATATTCCACAATTCTTAATTTCGCAACAATTTAGAAGTGAGATGATGGAACAAACATGGGGGAACCCGCTTTTTAAACCAGACAATTATGAGGAGGACGATGAATGATGAAGGATACATATAGTCGCATTACAACCACCAAGGTTATTGGCTACTTAACAAGAAATGATAACGGTGACTTTGTTGTAGAGGTTTATGATAAGAAAGACGAAGAACCGATTGTTGTTAGCGTTGAAGAAATGCTTAGAGATATGGAAGGTATGCAAGTTTCGTTTATCTCGGAACAGGTGAACTAATGCGAGATTATCAAGACGAGCTTGATTTGCTCGTAGATAAAGTAGAAGGTACGACCAACAAAGATTGGGAAGAGATGGTAGATGAACTTGAACTAGATGTTCACCCTGACTCTTTAAGAAAATCTTTTACTGGCGGTCGCTATTGTGGCTATCGAGTATATAAGTATATGCTTGAAAAGCTCGAAGAAGGGTATACGAGTGAGGAATCTGCTCGATTAGAAACTTTGCGCCAAGAACTTTATAAAGAGAAGTGCAGAGTGCAAGACCAAAAGCGTGAGTATAACAAGTTACTTAGAGAAAGTGCTAGATATGAACACCTAGAGGATTTAATGGTAAAAGCGATTGAAGATATTGAGCCATTAAAACTCAACAGTGTGCATGAACCAAATCCTACCAATGTAGAGGCGGTTCTTATCTTGTCTGACTTTCACTATGGACTTTTAATAGATAATGTTCTAAATGAGTACAATGTAGATATTGCCAATGAACGCTTAGAAACTTTGCTCAAGAAAACAATCTATTATTGTCAACTACATAAGGTACAAAAATTGCACCTCGGACTAGCAGGTGATTTGATTAGTGGTGCAATTCATTTGCAAAGTCGTATCGCTGCGGAAGAAGATTTGATTACACAAGTTATCAATGTCGGAGAACTTTTGGCTAACTTTGTCAATGGACTCAAGGCATATATTCCAGAAGTCAAGGTTTATGGAGTTATTGGAAATCACTCAAGGGTAAATGCCGATAAGAAATCAAATATGCCTGCTGAAAATTTTGAAAGATTGATTTTTAAGCATATTGAACTTAGGTTGCCGAATGTGAGAGTTTGCATGAATGGGTTAGAGGATTGGATCACATTTAAAGTAAAAGACCAATTAGTTTTTATGACGCATGGGGATAAAGATTCTTTGTCAAATATTAAACTACATTCTGTTAATTTACTTGGCAGAGTGCCGGATAGGATTTACTTTGGGCATATTCACCACATGAACATAAAAGATGACAATGGCACAGAGATTGTAGTCAATGGGTCTATATCGGGCGTTGACGAGTTTGCCATGAGCTTGAGATGTAATACAAAACCTTATCAAGTTTTACAAGTGTTCGACAATGATGTTTGTACTTATAAAATAAATTTGTAAAATTTGAAATTTTGCTTGACAAAATGCAAGCATCTCTATATAATGAAAAGTGTAAAGAGAGAAAACAACAAAAATATTCGAGTGGCGCACCTAAAACCAACCTTTCTGTTTTTCGTGTTTTACCTCCTAAAAGGACATCCATAAAATTTGCTCGGTGCGCCACAATAAAAAAAGAAAAACACTTTTTTCATATTTTTTTCCTTACGGTTGGTATATGGCTTCAATCGTATACCAACTAAATATTGCGGGATGGCGAACAAGTGAACGCAGTCGGCTTTGACCCGACTATTGTTGAGGGCGGTACTCAATCCCGTAGCCATTTTTAGACAACTAAATAATGTGTGCTATAACTCTGTGTAGACCAAGAGCATGGTGCAGAGAACACTAACCCACCTGCGGGTAAGAATAGCCTAGCCAAAACGATAGCTTTGGTGACGGTCAAAGGCTTGCATTGCGAGATGTAAGATGCCACCTATGAATAGAATGGTTCTGGGGGTGTGTGCTAAAGCAATCCTTGTTAAAAACACTGTCCTATCGCTTCCACAATAGAAGCTAAGCGTTAAAAGCGTAAGCCGAATCCGAGGGCTGTGTCGCTGTGGCAAGCGGTATAAGTACGGAAGTGCCACTAAGGAAGTTTGCTGTGAGATTGTCGAAAGACAAAGTATAAGATAGGGTCAAGGTACGAGTAGCAAAAAGCAATGACTGTAGTAATTTTACAAGTCAAATGATGAAGATTTGAAGAAAATAATTCTGAATGCTTTGTGAAAGTTAAGGGTAGAAAGAGCCCCTTGTAAGATTTGATGGTTTCCATCTAGGCAAGATGTCATAGGGTAGCTCCCTGTGGCACAGACTTGTCTACTTACTGGTTGAATATGACGATGATTGTGGAAGGTAGAACGAAGGTTCATGGCACATGTTATTTAGTTGTTTAAATGCAGTAATAAAGGTTTGAGAATGAGAACGGCAAGAACTGTCGGGATAGTCTAAGTAAATTTGTGTGGTTACGCATATAGATATGGAAACGCAACTCGGCTGGTGGGAGCACGACGCAAGGCTCATTTGCCAAAACGCCGTACCATGTTAGGTGGTTTACTAAAAAGGGTCGCAGGTTCGAGTCCTGCCGTTTCCAACAATTTTTCTTAATGAAAGTTCTAGGTGGCTGAGCATGAATAAACTTGTTTGCACATGTTAGGCAAATAAGTTATTGAACTATCGCCACCTAGAACCCTTTGATTTAGCTAAGGTGAGTGTCGAGTACCTGCATACATATAGGGACGTAGCTCAGTTGGAGAGAGCGCTAAGATATAATCTTGGAAGATGCGTAGGTTCAAGTCCTTCCGTCCCTATCATAACCTGCATCCACATGGGGGAGTAACTCAGCGGTGAGAGTGGGGTTCTTATAAAGCTCTGGTCGTAGGTTCAATTCCTACCTCCCCCACCAAATATAATATGGTGCCATAGTGTAACTGGTTAACACATCAGCCTTTCACGCTGAAAAGTCCGAGTTCGAGCCTCGGTGGCATCACCATTAAATTTATAAAAAGTTTAGTAAAATAATTTGAGGATGATATAATGGATAATATAATTTATTTTGAATTAAATAATTGGTTTTTAGAAAGAGATTTTCCTGATGATGAACCTTTTATCACATGGTTTAAAGATGATTTAAAAATCCCATTTGACAATGAAAATTGGGTAAAAGAAAATAAGTTATGTGTAGTATTTGTAGTATTTAATTTTGTAGATACATCTTCAAATTATTGCATTACTGCAACTAAACAGTGGGTAGAAAAAAATTGTCCTAAGTTATTAACAGATTACAAACATTTTTTAAGATTTCCAAAAGATAATGGAGAAGTGCGTGGTAGGTTTGGTCATTTGTTTTTACCATATACAAAAGAAAATATTGGAATAACTGAACAAGAATTATTTTAGAATTGGGGTATGTGTTTTCGGATGCGTACTTGGTGAGTTAGGGAAACTTAACTCATCTGATATGTGCCTATAGTTTAATTGGGAAAACAGCGGTCTCCAAAACCGTATATCTATGTTCGATTCGTAGTAGGTATGCCAATTAGCCCGAAGTACAAGGGATTCGTTTAGCGAAAAGGCTATCATGCACAATACGAAAATGCGCTTGGGCTTCTCATAATAACAGCATAAATACAAGTGAAAAAGTTGTGCATTACACAGAACAAAAGGAGAGAAAGGGTATGAAAGTAAACAGTTTTGAAAGCATGAGAGAGGTATTGAACCTCAAGCCGTTAGAACCAAAAGAGGAAAAACAATTAACTTGTCGTAAGTGTGGAGCAACATTGCGTAAAACAAATCTTGGTGATAACGTGTATGTATGCGATGGTTTTGCAAAAGATAAAAATGGCAACGTGATTAAAAACAAAGATGGCTCGAACAAGAGTTGCGGATACTTTTATCTTAAATCTTCTTTTAAATAAAAAATTAGATTAGCAAGGAACTATAAGTCCATTAAGATTGAATGGCATGTTTTGACCTTATCTATTAAATAGCGAATGACTGATGATCGGTCAAACTTAACCCCGCTGATGGTCGGTGGGGTTATTTTATTAGGAGGAAAATATGAAAAATTACGAAGTAGATGGTACTTTAAGATTTCAGTTACCAATAGATGATACAAATAGCTCCATCCCAACATTAAGTAATAAACAAAAAGATGCCTTGCAATCACTTATAACAGATTATCTTAACAATAAATCAAAATTTGTTTATGACGGCAGTTTCCGAAGAGAAAGCTATGCTTATCCGAATTCTGTATCATCGCTCAATGGTTCCACTAATGGATGTATGTATAAAGGTGATTATATTATGAATTGTGGTATTTTTGCGCAGATGATTTGGATGGGCAGAAATATTAAAGATTTTAAATCAACCCCAACAACAGCTATTACAAAGGTGTTTGATTGGGGTTATTATTTTGAGTTTTTAGCCGCGCAAGTTGCATATGGTATTAAAAAGAATAATAAGACATATTATAAAGACAACACATATGAAAATGATGCAGGAAATAGAGCATTTATAACATTTGATAACGCCGCATCTATGGCTCAAGAACTTTATAAATTAGGCTGTGAGATTCCATATAGTAAAGCAGATATTGGTGATTTGGTTTTTTATCGTAGCAATAATGTGAGCGATGGAGACACAGATGGTCTTGAACAATCGTCATTTAGATATATAACTCATGTTGGTATTGTGTATAACAAATCGAAAAGTGGAATTTTGACGATTGCTGAAAGTTCCAGTGCCTATGCGGCTTGCCTTGGTAAAAGCGGATTGGGTGATGATGTGACAACGTTTGGTAATGTGCGTGGCTCAGGACAAGAACAGAGGGTTGTAATGTGTGCAAGACACCCTATAGCTTTTGGATATGTTGGTAATGTGCCAGATAAATTTACAACATATCGTAGGAAATAATAGAAAGGAAGTGGTTAAATGGCTGCAACTGTAAAGGTTACAAAGTTGACAGAACATTTTTCAATCGCTGAATATACAGTTAATCAGACAGGTCAATGTATACTTAATGCGTCTGCTATTTTACATGCCACTTGTTTGGAAGAATTTAGAGTTTGGCTTGGTAGGTCTATGAAAGTAAACGCTTGGTATCGTACAAAGGATTATAATAAGAAAGTTGGAGGTTCCGCAACTTCTTCACATCTTCGTGGATGTGCGACCGATTGGAGCAATCCAAACTTGTCAAAAGACGATTTTATTCGTTATGCGAAAAAGTGGCGTTCAATTTGTAAGGCACATGGCGTAGTTGGTGAAGCAGGACTTTATAAGTGGGGCATGCACTTAGGGTCTTGTATAAAATATTCCAAGGTGTTTTATCATTGGGATTCTAGGAGTGGGAAGCAAATCAATATGCCTTTTAGCGCATTAAAGTAGGTGAAACATGAAAGAATGGATTAAAAATAGACCATGGAAAAAATGGCGAACTAGAAAAGTGACATTTGTTGGTGTGTTGCTTTTTTTAGTTATTTACACGATATTTAGTTTTATTATGTCTTGGTACGACCACGCAATAGACAGTACGGTTACAACTGAGGTGTTTAAGACTGGGCGATGGGTAATTATGACAGGAACAAGCATTGTGCTTGCTGATGCCGCATCTAAATTATTAAGAAAGCAGGAGGATTTAGATGACTAGTTTTTTAGATGGTGTACTTGAGAATTTAACTTATGTTGGTATTGGTGCAGCTTTATTTTTAGTTGCTTATACTAGCAATATGGCGTTTTCGCTTTATTACAATATTCGTATGCTTATGGAAAAGTTTGACAAAAACAAAATTTTAGACTCTGTTATTAGAGTTACAACTATTATTGTTGGTCTTGCATTATTATGTATCGCTATTACGACAATTCCGGCGTTTGCAAGCTATGTTGGACTAGATATTCCAAAAGAGTATGCGGAAATTTTTAGTAATTTAGCTATTTTAGCACTTTTCGTAACGTCTTCTTGTAAATATGTGTTTGAGGCATATACAAAGTTCAAGAAGATTTTAGAAAAGGGAGATATTGTAGAATAGAGGAGAATTCCTCCTATTTGTTGTGGGGTGGTCTTAGTGCCGCCCCTAAAGGAATAAAAGGATGGTCGGATAATGGCAGTAACGAAAAGAAATGAAAAGGTGTTCTCTTATTGTTTGAAGCATCAAAAGACAATGCCTGTTACGCAATTCTACCCAAGTAAAAATCCTAACCATCATGGTTATATGCCATATTGTAAGGATTGTTGTAAAGAGATATATCAAAGGCACTATGAGAGATTCCAAGATGTTGAAGCTGGGTTGTGGTTCACTTGTGCCGATATTGGTATCCCATTTATTGAGCATTTATGGGGACAAACAAAGAAAAAATTAACCGCAAATAAAAGTGCAAATCCGTTGGAAACATATCTAAAGTGCATGAAAGACTTTAGTGGCAAGCCAAAACAATGGAATGAATTTTCGGATACCGATGCTTCATTTGGAGATATTCGTACTGCTGTGGTTCTTGATGAAGAACGAGAGGAAGAACTGCGAAAACTACGATTGGCATGGGGCGATGATTTGAATGTTGACGAGCTTGCTTATTTAGAGTGGCGTTTTTTAACCTATACAACAGGCGTAGAATTGACAGAATACCAAGCAAGTCGATATCGCGATTTGTGTATGTGTGAGTTGCGTATAAAAGAGAACGATGAGGCTCAACAAAACATGAAAGCGAAAGCGACTATTGCAAAAGAGCTTGGTATTGATAAGTTTGAAGTAGAAAGAGATAAGACAGAGGCTGAAAAATATATCGAAAATGATATATACATGATGGAGAAAAATGAGCCTGCTGAATATTATAAAGATAAAGAATTATATAAAGACTTCTTGGGGATTCATAAATATTGGATTGATTGGGTTCTTAGACCTGTTAGAAATCTTGTAATTGGCTCGAAGGACTATGAGGTTACAGAAGATAGTAAGTATGGTGGCTCAAAATGACAAGAGAAGATTTACTACAAGAGAGCCAATATTATGACTTCATAAAGAAAGCAAGAAGGAACCGTTGGAAACAAGAGAAAAAGCAAACAAAAGAAGAAAAGGACATTCGCACTAAACAATGGTGTACCTTTTATCGCAGAAACTTAAATATATATGCTAGTGAAAGGCTAAGGATTAGATTAAAGCCATTCCAACATATTAAATTATTTTTGATTGGCATATCTGATTTCTTTTGGATGATTTGTAGTCGTGGTCTTGGTAAGTCGTTTGATACAGCTCTTGCATCAACATGTATTTGCTTGACTAGACCACATAGCCAAATTGTTGTTGTTTCTTCTACAATCGATCAAGCAAATAAGATAGTTGACAATAAGATAGATAAAGAGCTTATTGGTAAGTTATCACCCATTTTAAAGCAAATGAAAGACGATGGCATGATAACAATTACACATCCAAAAGATTGCGCTCAAGTAGATTTTTGGAATGGCAGTTGGATTAAAGTTATGCCGGCACTAGATAGTTCAAGAGGTAATAAGAAAAATATAAACCATTATGTAATTAAATCAAAAGGAGGAACATGTAATGGGAAGTGGAAGAGATTGGACTTTAGAAGAATTGAATTTCTTGAGAGAAAATTATTTAATTATGTCACAATCAGAAATAGCCAAGAAATTAAATAGGACAAAAAATGCCATACAAATAAAAGCGAATAGAATAGGGTTGAAAAAACCAGAAAAATATTTTTACGAACATGATTTTTTTGAGCGAATAGACACCGAAGAAAAAGCTTATTGGCTAGGATTTATATATGCTGATGGGTATATACATCAAACTAAATTAAATGCTGAATTAGGAATAGAATTAAAAAAAAGCGACATCAATCATCTAAAAAAATTTAATAAAAGTCTTAATGGCAATATAGAAGTTACAACTAGACATAGAAACGATAACAGAGGGTTCGGACATCTTGAAGGGGTATGCTCGATTAGAATATATTCAAAAAAAATAGTACGAGATTTAATAAATCAAGGTGTCTATTTAAGAAAATCTGGGAAAATAGTATTTAGTCCATTGCCCACTAGAGATTTAACTTTAGCTTTTATAAGAGGTTTTTTTGATGGGGATGGTTGTATAATGGAAGACAAAAGAAGAAAACTTCTTACTGCAAATTTTACTAATATATCAAAAGATTTTCTTCTCGATTTAAGAGAATGGCTATATAAAGAAATTGGTGTTAGTTCATATATTGTAGAAGAAAAAATGCGTGAAGGAATTATAATAAATAAACGACCCGTTTATAGACTTTATATAAGAGGGCTAGAAAATTGTTATAATTTTTGCTCAACTTTATATGATAATGCTACAATTTATTTAGATAGAAAATATAATCTTTTTTATAATATTGTAAAAGAAAACGATATTATAAATAGAATAGAGAAAAATAATAAGTCGAATAAGAAAAGCACGATAATTGCCTCTCTAAATAGAAATATTTAGTAAATATAAATCGAGGAATTAAGCGGGGAGGCTGAAATGCTAATCCGAACCGAAGGCTATGGGTACCATAGTCAGGGGCAGAGCATAGGAATTGAAAAGATATAATATTCCCACGAGTCCTCGACCCTAAACAGGTAATGCTGTAGGTGAAAAGATATGCCGACCTTATAGGAAATACAACTATAAGAATTACAGGATAAAAAGCCTGTAAGATAACATTGTGGAACGTGCTAGTTGTCTTGTTGCCGAAGAAGCTAGACTTATTAAAAAATCTATTTGGGATTCTGTATTCACTAAAATGTCACAACCAAGACAAGCAGAATATTTACAATTCCCAGAATATGAAAATGACCCAGACCTAGTAGAAGAGTGTAAGGAAATTTATTTAACTTCTGCATGGTTTAAATCAAGTTGGATTTGGAGAGCTTTTAAAAAATGTGTAAATAATTGTTATAACGACAGATTGGCGAATTGGAACTTCTTTGCAGGAGATATCTTTGTTGCTATGCACCATGGACTCAAAACAAAAGTTGACTATATGAAAGGTAAACAAGGTGGCGAGCTTGAGTTTAGAATAGAGGATTTGAATGAGATGGTTGGAGAGGCTGATGGTGCATATTATACTCTTGAGATGTTCCAAAAGAATCAAGTTCTTAACAAATCTTTGAAACCACCTACAAATGAAGAAGTTAATATTGGAATAGATAAGAAGAATCGAAAAAAGCGGGATAATGAATATCGTGTGCTTTCGGTTGACTTAGCATTTTCAGAAGATGCAGTTGGTAAAAAAGAAGAGTCTGACAGGTGTGCCTTAGAGGTTTTATCGGTTATTTGTAAAAGTGATGGAACAACAGAGCGTAGGCTTGAATATATCGAGTCTATGGGTGGCGGCGATGAACAAGCTGTTCACCAAAGAATCAGAGAACTATATTGGGATTTAGGTTGCACATATTTGTGCGTTGATATTAACGGTGGGGGTAATCTTTATTATACGATGCTTTCTTCACCATGGAAACACCCAACTAGACAAAATTGGAATCCGCATGGATTTGGTATTTGTGAAGAGCCGAATATGCAAGTTTTGTCTGAGGGTGTTTTAAACGAACTTCGTCAACGTACAGTTGACCCAGAATATATTCCTTGTATGATACCGATGAAAGCAACCGCTGAAATGAACTCTAATATGTGGAAGTCGCTTTGGAAATCGCTCAATAACGGCAGTTTGTTGTTGCTTGAGGACGAACTTCAAGCAACGAAAACATTTGATGAAAGTCCAGAGTCTTTTAAATTTACATCTGAACAACGAGCGTTGTATTTGCTCCCATATGTTCAAACTAGTATGTTGATTAGTGAGGGTATTAACCTATCAGCAACATGGAAGGATAATGGTATGTTGTCGCTTTCGCAACCTAGAATGGGACATAAAGACCGTATGAGTTCGCTCCAATATGCAAATTGGATAGCAGATAAAATAGAAAATAACCATGCAATATCTCAAAATCAAGAAGATTTTAATATAGATGACTTTGCAGGTATTTTAATATAAGAGAAAGGAGGAAAAAGTTTGGAAGAAAAAAACAAGAATGGATTAACAAAAGAGCAAGTATATGATGTTGTAGCCTTTGCGAGTGCGCTTACAAATGGGTTCTATACGCCACACCTTAACAATTACAACCTTGTGTCATTAACAGGAAACACGAAAACGCCTGATTATGATAAGGTTATTAAGGCTCTTGACAAGGCAAGAGAGTGCGCTAAGGACTTACAAGAATATTCTGCATGGGTTGAGTATAATGATATGCTTTATGCTCGGTTGATTCGTTATTATGCAAACATGCTTTCCTTCGACCTAAAAGTTACTTGTATTAACGCAAGTGGCGATGATTATAGAAGTAAAGAATATTTAGATGATAAGAAGAGAGTTTGGAAATTTTTAGATAACTTTGATTGCAAAAGAGAGTTTAGCCGTGTTATTGATATTTGTGCGAGACAACAAGCTGATTTTACTTGGCTTCGTACAACTCGTGGAACATTCAGCCAAGACGTTGAAGATGTTTCGGCAGAAAAGGTTACAAAATTACCAAAATATACATTACAAACCATGCCTCAAGATTATTGCTTGCTTACTGGTTATTTTGAACAAGGTGGGCTGTATGATTTTGATATGAGCTATTTCTTGCAAGCAGGCGTTGATATTGATGCTTTTGACCCTATCTTTAAAAAAAAGGCAAGAGAGATATTTGACGAGAATAGCATGGTTGATTATGTGCCAACCAACCCATTAAATCGTAGAAATGGCACGTTTTCTTATTGGGTTCAAACATCACCCGAACAGGGTGCTTGGGTATTTCTGCTCGATGAGTTTAAGTTTGACACTGTGCCATTTTTAGCACCTGCTCTCCCTAACATGATTACCGATAGGGAAATGCAAGCATTACAAAAGGACAAAGATATTGAGTCGGCTTATGGGCTTCTTGTCGGCGAAATGGAAATGCTTGATAAACAAAAGTCCGGCAATATAAAAGATGCGTTTGCTGTCAATCCTAAGACACTTGGTAAATTGTTAAATCTTGTTCGTAGTGGATTAGATAAGCACATCAAGGTTGGAGCGTTACCTGTTCGTAACTTGGATTTTTATCAATACGAGGATAAGAACCCAGATACATATAGTAATCAAGTAACAAACACAAGCTCAATCAGCGCAAGTGCTGGCAACATGTTGTTTAGTACGAGCAAAATGAGTCAAGAAGAAGTGCGTAATGCGATTATCAATGATAGCAATATTATTAAACGTATGTACTCACAATTCAATGCGTTCTTAAACTTCTATGTCAATAAGAAAACAAGAAAGTATAAATTCTCATTCGAGTTCGAGGGGATCAATTTCCCATTCGAGCAAGAATATCGACAAAAGAAAGTTATGGAACTTGCTAATGTCGGAATCGTTCTTCCGAGTGCTATTGGGGCTGCTTACGGCTATAAGCCTCAAGATTTTGAGCGCATGATGGAAGAGGCGAAATATGGTGGCTTTACAGATAATTTAGTACAGCTTATGTCTATTCATACAGCAAGCGATAAAGCAGGTAGACCTAAACAAGATGAGGTTAAAACCGACGCTAGAGAATATGACGATACCGAATAAGAAAGGAGGTAAAAGCTATGTTGATTTCTAAAAAGACAAGTGATGCCTTAGATATCTTATACGGTCAATTTTTTAATCTTAACTCACTCTTAGATAATGCTGTGAGCTTTATGCTCAATGATTGGGCTATGGTACAAGCGAGCGATATTTGCCATCATCGGCTTGCCCATGCTATGCCTGTAATTGCTGACTTTGTGAGCGAGATTAAGGACAATTATGACGAACGTTCGATTAGACCCGAAGTGCCAAAACATGATGAAACATATTCTTCGCTCAAAGAGATGTTTGATTACATATATGATGAATTTGAGGCAACCTATCACATGATTACGCTTACAAATAAAATTGCGCTCGAAGAGGGCGATATTAACGTACATGCTGATTTAATGGGCATTATGAGAACATTTAACAAGATAGTTGGGCAAATTATTACATTAAAGAACAAGGCAGACCAAGGACTTGATTTTGATACATTCGACTTTAGAATCAGGGATTGGGGTATTGTTGGATTGGAGGGCGAAGAATGATTCTTAGACAAAAGCCAGAAAATCCACAAGAATATTATGCAGTAGATATTGATATGCACCTTAAACTTTCTTCTATGGGCTTTATGGCTCTCTATATGTGGAAAGGTAAGTTCTATTATGAAAAATTAGCAGAACTTACTAGGGTGTTAGAGATGGAAGGTGGTGAGGGCAATTAAAGAGCAAAAGGTAAATTTCTCCATTGAAAAATTTGAAATGGAAGATTATAACGATGATGAATTTGCTATGGCTAAGGTCACTTTTCTTTCTACCAATGAAAATTCACATAAAATAGATATTTCTAAAGACGTGCTAAAGGAATATGCAAGCACAGTTTTGGGTAAATGGCTCGTTGCTGAATATGATAAGTTTTATGAAGATGTTATGACTCATACAGACAATCAACAAATTTTCGGCAATTTCCCAATTAACCAAGAGGTTGAGTTTGAGGAAGATGGAGATATCTTAAAAGCTAGTGCTACGGCTGTTATTTCCAAGATTTACTCTACACAACTTTATAATTTGTTCGGCGATGAGAACACGAAAAAAGACGTTTCAGTAGAAATGCTTGTTAGTGGTGAAGAACTTGATAATGGGCATATTGCAGCTGATAAGTTTAATATTGTCGGAGTAACAGTGCTTGGAAAGGTTTTGGGGCGAGATGTTCATGGCTCTTGTCCTGATGCGCACATGAACATGATTAGATTCTCGGACGAGAAAGCTAATAAATTTTATGAGGGTCACAATGATCCGCTTGCAGAATTGCAAAGATTTTCAGAGGAAAGGAGGAGAAGTATGGCTGATACAAAATACAAAATCAACAAAGAAGAATTAAAAGATACACCATGGGGTGATGTTGATAAGACTGAAATGAGAAATAAAATCATGGAGGCAAGCAACAAGGCTACATTGGTAAAATCGGTTTATTTGCTTGTTGAGGACGGTTGGAAAGATGCTCCTTCTGAACATTTGAAATATCCAGTAATGCAACTTGTTGACAATACATTCTATTATAATCGCTATGGACTTGCGGCTGCTCTTGCTTATGCAAAACAAGAGGGTGAAGATAGTGTTGTAGCAAAGGTAGAAAAGATTTATGACAAGTTTGGTTTAGACAAAGAAAATAAGGAGGAAATGGCATTGAAAGAAATTGAATTTGCCGCTGTAGACCTCAATGATATGTGGACTAGAGTTTATATAGCAATCAGAGAAAAATATGGTTGGGAATTTTACATTGATGGACTTTATGAGGAAGATAATCAGAAGTTTGCAATTATAAAAGATGATGATTGCAACATTTATCGTATTGATTATTCCTACACAGAAGAGGGTATTACACTTGCGGATGAATATCAAAAGGTTGAAATTGAATTTGTTCCGAGCGAAACCGTTGAAAAGTTTGCAGTCCCAGAAGGCGCAGAACAATATACAAAGTTTGCGGATGATGAAGATGACGATGACGAACAAGACGATGAACAAGATGACGAACAAGATGATATGACCGATGAGGAAAAATTAGCAGAAGCCAATGCAAAGTGCGATGCTTTAGTAAAAGAGCTTGAAGATAAAGAAAATATTATCATGGAGCAAGGAAAAGAACTTGAAGAGCTTAGAGAGTTTAAAGCTAACACCGAAGAAAAAGAAAAAATGAATAAAATTGATTCAGTTATGGAAGAAGTTGAAAAATTCTTGAGTAACGAGGATTACAATACATTCAAGGCTGACGGTGTGGCATGTGAGTTTTCTGCTCTCGATAATTGGGAAAATAAAGTAAAAGCATTTTGTTTTGCAAATATGTCACACAATGACGAAAACTTAACACTTAGAATCGCAACCCCGAACCCAGTTGAAAAGAAAACTTCTGTATGGGATAGATTATAAAGAAAAGGAGATTAAATATTATGGCTAAAACACATGGTGTAGTTAATACTACTCACTGCGCTTGTTGGGATGTCGATGCTTATAATTTCGCTGGCATCTACGAGGCAGGCGATTTAGACAACGGTACGTTTGTCGCACTTGGCGATATTATGAACACTGATGGGAAGATTGATGAATATACTTTTGCAGTTACTCCGGACGCCAACGGAACTTCTGATATGAAGTATATCGTTGACTCTCCTGTTCGTGGTATTGATGTTGAAACACAAATTATGGATGACCCTAGATACTTCTACATTCCGGCAGGAAAGACCGCAAGTATCAAGAGACTTGTTAAGGGTGACTGTGTTGAACTTGATGTGAACGCTCTGAAAGAAGGCGCAACTCCTGTTGATCAACCGACTTACAAATTGGCTTCTATTGGAGCAGAAGGTAAGTTGCAGATGGTTCAGACTGGTGGCTCCTTCAAGTTAGTTGGTGCTGTTGATAGAGGATACGGTCAAGAAGTAATTACTCATTATGTATTCATGCTGATGGCATAATTAAACTAGGGAAAGGAGAATAAAATATAATGATTACCAATGAATTAAAGAAATTCGCAAATGGGAACACAGATTTCTATGTTGCGTTTGATGAATATTACGCTTGCAAGAATAACAACAGAACACCGTCCATTCCGATGTATGAAATGGCTGAAAAGGTTTCTAATGGTTATTTTGCCGAAATCGAAAGATTAGCAGGCGTTAAAAAAGCTGATTGTCCGAACTCTTGGATGGCAAATCCGCAGGTTCAATGGGTAGCGTAGCCCTCTTTGTATCGTGAGGTGCAAAGACTCCTCGTTAAATGCTTTGAATCCCTAAAGCTCTTTTCACTACAACGTAAGAATGAAATAAGTCTAGGCGTGAATGTTACGAAAGTAGAAAAAAGTAAAAGAGATATTCATAAGGTTAAATCCTAAGTGAATGTAAATGGGTGTTTAGCAACGAAGCCTCGAATAGAGGAACGCTCAACGACTAGCCCCTTGAGGGGGATGTAAAATCGCAAGTTTATGGCGAAAGAAAAATGAGGCTCTTATATTTCAAAAAATACTTAACAATTTAGAATAAAACCATTATAATAGAAAGGGGGTGTAAAAATGTTAAAAGAGGAACAAGTTTTTACGGTAAAATGGCATGGTGTTAATATAAAACACTATGAGTCGTTAGGATATAAGTTTACAAAACTTGGCGATTCTTTTGAAGTGCCATTAGAACATTTACCAAAGAGAAGTAAAACAAAGGTTTTGGCTATTTGTGACTTTTGTGGAAAAGAATATGTTGTATTGTTAGATAATTATAATAATAAGAACAGGGAATCTGAAAAAATTGCTTGTAAAGATTGTAAAAATAAAAACTCTTCTAAAACTATGATGGATAAATATGGAGTTTTATACCCGTTAGAAGATGAGGGTATAAAAAATAAACAAAAAATAACAGTTTTAGAAAAATATGGCGTAGAAAATGTTATGCAATCAAAAGAGGTACAAGAAATTTACAAAGAATCTATTTTGAATAAATATGGGGAAGAACATATTAGTAGTGTTGACTCTGTGATAGAAAAAAGAAAAGAAACCAACATTAAAAAATATGGCACAGAGAGTTGTTTTGCCAATAAAGATATTCAAGAGAAGATAAAGAAAACAAATCTTAAAAAATATGGTTTTGAAAATGCCGCTTGTAATTTAGATGTTACAGAAAAAATGAAGCAAACCAACATAATTAGATATGGTGGAGAATCTTCTCAGTGTTCCCCAGAAGTTAGAAAGAAATCTTTTGATAGTTTAATTTCTCATGGTGGTATTCCATCATCTAAGCCAGAAATCAAAACAATAGAAATCTTAGAAGAATTGTACGGAAAAGATAATTGTATCAGACAATATTTCTTTGACCATATTATTTTTGATTGTTTATTATCTGTTAATGGCATCAACATTGATGTGGAATATGATGGAAGATATTGGCATGATAAAGAAAGAGATAAAAGAAGAGATTATTTCACTACAAAAAATGGATTTAAGGTTTTTAGAATTATATCGGATACAAATGTTCCAACAAAAGAACAAATTATTGATGGAATAAATTATTTGGTTAATAACGACCATAATTGTTATATTATTGAAATATAAGATGCAGATATAGTCTGAACTCATATGAAAGTATGAGAGGTCTGCCTTTTGGCGAGGGTAAGACTGAATTAAGGGTTGCGCCTTAATTTGAACACATTTGCTGCTATGGCTATCGTCAATGAGGTTGTTAACTCCCTCATTCCGCAGTATATGACTAATTCCCTGTCCCCGTTCGTAGATTTTAGAACGGTTGGCTATGGCGATACTGTAAAATTTGATATTAAACCGAGAACTCTGTACGTCATTTCGCGTGGCGGTCAAGGAGAACGCACGAGCTTCCGTCAGAAATCCTATAAAGGTAACTTAATCCTCACCCCAGAGGAACACCTTGTGACGATTTTTGTAGATATGGCTTCTGTTCTTGCTAAGAAAGAAGATTTAGCTGACTTTATTAGATTGGCTGTTATTTCTATCGAAAGAGAAATGACCATTGATGCTGTTAAAGCTCTGAATGAAGGTCTTAGTACAACTAACAACTATCCGACCCAATTCATTGAAACTGGTGCATTCTCTGCTCAAACCGCTGTTGAATTAGCACAAAGAGTACAAGCATACAACTATGGTGCAAAACCTGTATTCATGGGTACGGCTGCGGCTCTTATGAAGGTTCTTCCGGACTATTCCGCAGGCTTCAGAATGGACGTTGAGGCTGGCAACGGTATTGTAAGAATTATGAAAGACTTCTATGGTTATGAGCTTATCGAACTTACTCAAATTCCGTCCGGCAATAACTTTGGTATGCTGTTAGATGACAACACTTTGTATGTTGTATCTCCTAGCGTAGACAAGGTTGTTAAGGGTGTTATGAGTCCGACTCTGACTAATGGCAACCAGTTCTATGATAATGCTGATATCACAAGCAATTTCACAATGAGACGCTTATGGCAGTTTGCCTTTGTGAGCGCAGGATTCTGTGGTAAATACACAATTACCGCATAATTAACTTTTTAGGAGGGCAGTCTTTTCTGCTCTCCTATTCTATATGGAATAAGAAAGGAATAAAAGGATATGGCAGGTAGACCAAAAAAAGAAACTATTGAGCAAACTACAAATGAAAAATCTACGACCGAGAAGGTTGAAAAAGAAGTTACTCCTATTGAACTCAACGATGATCAAAAGCTCAAAGAACAAGCTGAACAAATTGCAAATTTACAAGCGCAACTTGAAGTGCTTATGAGAGCGCAAGCCAATGTTAGTGTTGAGAAAACAGAGCCAAAGAGAAAGAAAAAGATGGTTAAAATCATTAGCTTAGTTGCAGGTGGTTTAACTCTTCAAGGTTCTCGCATTATTCGTATTGATAAGCAATTCGATAGTGTAAGTGTTACTGATGCAGAAGCTAGAATCATTATTTCCAACATGCCTAAGTCTGCAAGAGAGGGAATCTTTTATATCGCAGACAACGATTTTGTAGAGGAAAATGATTTAGAGGACGCTTATCAAACGATCCTTGATGATAGACAACTCAAAACAGTTTTATCAAAGAACGCAAAAGACGTTGTGGATATTTACCAAAATGCACCAGACGCACAAAAAAAGATAATCGACTCTATGATTGTCGATGGTCGTTTGATGGGCTTGGAAATTGATGCAAACATTTTAATGGAACTTGGAAAAATCAGCGGAATTGATTATTTTGGTATAGAAAAAGTTGAGGAAGTAGAGGCTCAATAAGGACAGAGAGGTAAGTAGTATATGGGAACGCCCTTTGAAGCAGTTTACGATAGAGCGTTAGTGCTTATCGAAGATTACAAACTGAATAAATTGGCTCAAGAGGATTATGAGTCCTTTTTGCTAGAATTGCAAGGTATACTGGAGCGTTCTGTACCAGATTTTACTTCTTGCAATACGGACTTGTCTTATGGCGAAATCGAGGACGAGAATGGAGAAAAATCCATGTCTTTTATCCAAGACTTGAGCAATAAAGAAATAAATATTTTATCGTCTATTATGGTATATAATTGGTTCGCTAAGAAAGTAAATGATGTGACGCAATTCCAAGGACATTTGAGTGATAAAGAATTTAAGGCACATTCAGAGGCGAACAACTTAAAGGAAAAGTCCGAATACCTTGATAGGCTTAGAGAAAAATATAATCAAGATATTGTTGATTATGAAATAGACCTTATTCCAATTTCCCCCTTAAATTTTATGCTTTAGGGGGCTTTGGTATGAGAAGGACAAAAAAACAAATTTTAATAAATACTTGCTATAAGGTGCTATGCTCGTATGAGAATTACCAAGACGGCAAAGAGGGAATTAAAGATTATCAATCTTGTCTAAAACGAGCCATTATTGCGCTTTCAAGTCAACAATCGTCCGATGCGGTTCTTGATAGTTTAATTTTGCTCAATGGACTTTTAAATATGGGCGCAAAGGTAACACATGAAGATGTGAAGCAAGTTGTGTTCCATGTAACCAATGAAATCGAGCGCAGATTAGAGGAGGTGGTCTAATGGCGTTAAAGTTTTATCAAAATTATCTAAACAATATGGCAAAAGACCCCGACTCGGAATATCGTGGACTCATGCAAGCGAGCGTTGATTCTCAATGGGACAATACAACACAAGTGTTAGATTGTGTGCAAGAGCAAGATGAAATCGGGAGCGATAAGTACCATTATATTGATGTGCATATTGATTATGCCATTGAAATGGGAACAGGATTTAAACAAGACGATGACTTTAAGATTTTCTCGTTCCGAGATTTGACTCATAAAGCACCAAAAGGGCTTATGTATCAATATGATGATGATTATTGGCTTGTAGTTAATACAGGCGAACTTGGTTCGGTATCTAATGATGTTACAATTCGGCGTTGCAATAATATGATGCGTTGGGTTGATAAGATAAATGGTAAGGTATATGAGTATCCTTGTATTGTCGAATATGTATTAGAATCACCTCAACAACTTAAAGATAAGGAAGTTATTACTGCTAATGGTCATATAACTGTTATGTGCCAAGGTGATAATATTACGAGATATATTCCAAAGAACACGAGGTTTATTTTTAATAAACAACCGTTCAAATTGGTGGCATATCAAAATATGCTCAATGAGGGAGTAAAAGCTAATTTAGCAAGCAATTTGCTCTACTTGGATATGTACCTCGACATGGAAGAGCCAGACGATGATATAGAGAATAATATTGCGAACAAGGGATTGTACCAATATACAATCGAGTTTGAACCAAGTGTTGAGAGTCAAGTTAATGGGTATGTTGGAAGGCTTATCCCTGTTGTCAAGTTGAATGGCGTAGTCGTAGATAGGCAAGTAGAATATTGTTGCAATCAAAATGCGGAGATAGACAAGAACGGAGTGTTTACACTTACGGGTCAAGTCGGTTCTGTCGCAAAATTCGAGTGTTGGATAAAGGGCAATGAGGATATTTATGGTTCTACAGAAATTAAGATAGTAGAGTTGGCGGATAAATACTATGAAATTGTTGTAGAGCCAAATATCAATACATTAAGAGCAGGAAAACAAGTAACGATTAGTGCGACACTTTATGAAGATGGTGTTGCGCTCAAAGACGAGGTTACTTGTGTGGCAAGTGGACTAGATGGTAGTTTTTATGGTTTTGCGCACAAGCATGAAAATACATGGTTATTGTCTGCTAGGAAGATTTCACAAACGCCACTCACTCTTACATTTACGTCCAATAACATAGAAAAAACTATTGAGATTATGCTAACTAGTGCATTTTAGGGGGTGGGAATATGAGTAAATTTAACAAATTCTTTAGCCTCCCATTTATTCCTTATCGAATTGTTGTAGAGTTGGCAAAGAACGATAATTTTTTCAAGCTCTTAAAATATAATACATACGATGCTTTGGATCGTGATGATTTAACGGAGGACGAAAAGCTCTCGTTGGTGTGTAAGGATTTTGATGATATGCACAATTACAATGTTTTTCTTACGAATGTTGAGCCAAACGAGCTTGTGGACTCTAAGACGATATTAAAGATTTATAGATATGATACACTGCCGGACAATCCTATATTGTCTACGGTTTGTTATAGATTTGATATTTTATATGGAACAAAAAATGCCCTAGTGGATTATCAAGGTGCGCCTTGTGCAAGGGTTGATGTGATGGAAATGGAACTTATGAAAACGCTAAATGGCGCAGATGTAGCAGGTGTCGGAACTTTGCAATTCAACCATGAGTTATCTAGGCTTTGTCGCTCTACTTTGAATATAGGCAATAACTATACCTTTACAGGCACATCAATTATTATGGCTACACAAATTGCTGATGTACAAGGAGATAGCACTTGTGGCATGTGATATTAACGCAGCTATCGAAAAGTACAGAGCGTTTGATGAGCCAATTCCATATAAAGATTTATTGATTTATCCCATAAAATCAAGGGATTATTATAGATTTATGCCTAGTTTAACAGTTTTTGATATACAAAAGAATAGGATACCAGATATACAAATTATTCAAATGAGTTATTTACAATTCTTGTTCGGGTTAATTTTGAATGATATTGGGTGGAGAGAAAAGTTTATTACAATTATGTGCTTATGCTTTGGGGTTGAAGAAACAAATTGTGAGAACAACAGGATAAAGCGTGGTGCATTTTGGAATGAACTCGGAAAAGATGGAGAACTTATTTTCCATTTGAATGGATATGATATTGACTTTATTGATATAGATGGGTTGTTAAAAATCAAGATAAAGGGTTGCGAACTTGATTCTTCTGATTTCGATACAATCAATAAATATATCCACTACCAAAACATTTATGATTACTTCGATGAATTTGTAAATGATGACGTTCGAGAGATTGTAGAAAAATACTATTCTATGCGCAACAAAGGCATAAAACCGCCCACGTTCGAGGAAAAAGTTTTATCGGTTATGTCAGAACTTGGAGTTGTAAAATCTCAAGTTGCAAATATGACTATGATAAGTGTTGAACAAATTTTCCATATTGCGATAAGGCGAACTGATTATGTTGTAGAACATAATTATAGAGCGCATGCTATGACGGACAAGAAATTGCCAGATATCGAACATTGGGCATATAAAACAAACAAAGAAAGATTTTCAGAGGTCTTTGTAAATGCTGAGTCTTTTACAAGGGCTAATCAATCTGTATAATATGAAAGGAGAAAAGCTACTATGGCAAAATATATTTTGGCTGGTGTTGGTATTGGTATGGGTATCAACTCCGCTGGCGAATTAGTAGTAAGTGGTGATACTTATACTGAATCTTCGTTAAGTGTTGAGGTCACGAGTGAAGATATCAGAGGAGGACTCAGTAATAAAATTTTAGGAAAATACTTCCATGATTCCGTTATGAATGCCACGTTAACCGATGCCTTGTTCTCTTTGGAATACCTTTCCTTAAAGATGGGTGCAGCAATTACTGTTGGTTCTAATGGTATTGTATTAGAATCTATCACTACTGTAAAAGAAAATGAAATCACTGTTACTGAAACTCCTGTTGCCTTAGAGGGGCTTGGCGTTTTAGGCTGGTGGAGTTATTCCGGTAAAGACGAATGGAAAAAGCTCACATTTGAGGGCAAAGTAGCAAAAGTTCCTAACCTTAAATTGGGTTCGGAAGTTTGTGTTAAGTTCTGTGCAGATAAAGAAGCGGCTAGACAATTCGTAATTCCGACTAACATCATTCCGCAAGAAATCACTATGATTCTTCAATATCCTCTGTTTAGAGCAGGCACAACTAGCCTTACTCAATCTTATAGAGTTGGTACGCTTGAAGTTAAGATTCCTAGATTCTTACCAGACCCGTCTATTGATATGTCATTGACAGCAGGTGGAGCATCTACCACGAACTTCTCTGGTACCGCTTTGCCGTATAAAACGACTACGGGTTGCCAAAGCGACGATGATGATTATGCTATCTTTACAGAGATTATTGACGGTACAAATTGGTATGATGGTTTAACTACTATCGCAGTAGATAATGCTGACATTAGATTAAAGACAACCGAAACGACTACCCTTAAACTTTGGGGAGTATACAATGATGGTGCATCTTTATCCACGAAGCCGTTAGACAACACTAAAATGACTTATACAGTTACCCCAAGTGCTACGGCTACAGTTTCCGCAGAGGGTTTAGTTACTGCTTCTGCAAAAGGAACCGCGACCATTAAGATTGTTGCTACTGATACTGCTGGCAATGAGAACCCAATCGAAGGATACGCAAGTATTACGGTTGAATAATTCGATTAACTTTTGAGAGGACATCTTTTTGTCCTCTCAATTTTGAATGAGGTGGCACATGTTTTGTAAATATTGCCAAATTGGGAAATATGAAGAATTTTGTACTTGTGGCAAAAGCGGTGAAACTTGCCCATTTGTAAGAAGGTGTCAAAATGAACATCGGTGGAAGCCACTTGATACAATGGATAAATGTAAACTAGGAAAGGATGAAGTAGTTGTGCCAACAGGAATGAACAAAGTTCGCTTTGAGATAAATGGAGAACTTTATGTTGAAATTGGCGATTTTGTATACTCCATCAAGAACCCATACGACTATACACCGGAATTTGTAGAGGTTGCGAATGTTGATGGCGAATGGTATGTAAAGGGGTTTGAACCAAAAGTTACTCCTAAAAAGAAAAAGGGAGGAAAACAAGATGAATGTTAGAGGAAATTGTGGTGGGTTAATTCCAGTTGATTCTAGCTCATTTGCAATCAACGAAAATGGCGAATTAACCATGAACAAAGGGATAGAAAACGCTGTTCCATTTAAGAACATTAAGGTTGATGGCGATGCTGTAATTAACCACTTAGATGTTACAGATAGTATTGTAGTCCCAGACCCTAGTGATGCGAAAGAGGCTACAAATAAAAATTACGTTGATGCTCACTACATTACCTCCCCAGATGGAACAAAGTGGCAAATTAAGGTTTCCAACGATGGAACTTTAAGTGCTGCGAAAGTTGTATAACAGGGGGTAGTTATTATGGAGAGCATGGAAGTTACCGTACAAGGATTAAAAAAAGATATAAAAAGTCTCACGTACAGAATGGATAAGCTAGAAGAGCTTGGCGAAAATGTAAATCGTTTGGCAACTTCCGTTGAAGTTATGGCATCCAATATGGAACAAATGACTCACGAACAAAGAAGATTAGCGGACACCCAAGAAAGAGAAGATGGAAGAATCCGCGCCTTAGAGATGCAACCTGTTGAGGCTTGGAACAACGCAAAGAAAACACTTATTACTTGTGCGGTTTCGGGTATAGGTGGAGCAGTTGTGGGGTCGCTTTTACAAATTATTTAACATGAGAAAGTTCGTAAATCAATGGGGGATATATATAGTAGATTTGGGGGACAAGGGTGGCTCTGTTCAAAATGGGGTTCGCCCTTGTCTTATATTGCAAAATGCAATAGGAAATGCTTGTAGCGCCACAACGATATGTGTGCCAATTACAAGTAGCCAAACTAAATCTAAAATGCCAACCCATTATATTTTGAGAAAGTCCGATTATCCATTTTTTGATTATGAGGAAAATACGATACTTTGCGAACAAGTTGTGACAATAGATGTTGCTCTTCAAGTACAAAAGTATCTTGGCATGGTAAAAGAAATGGATAAGGGGTTTATTTTAGAGGCATTTCTAAAGAATTTCAAGATGGAGGAAAAGGAATGAAAGGATTAAAAAGACCTGAGAATGTTTACTTGGAAAAGTTTGATATTAACGTTACACCATATTTAACAATCGAGCAGGAAAAGAAAATTTGTGAGCTTATGCTTGCCGAGGACGATTTATTTAATAGACAAGTTGTGCTTTTATTTGGTGTATTAGCGGCTTGTACCGATATTGCAGAGGACGAAGAAGTTGATTACGATACAGTTGTAGCAAGTGGCTTGTGGAACGATATTTTGAGCCTTGTTTACGATTATGTTATTGAGATTAAAGAGAAGGTTTATGTTTATGAATCTATGGATTTTGCACTTACTAGACTTTGCGACAAAATCACAAATGAACTTGATAACCTTGCAAAAGCTATGCCAACAGAATCAAAATTAACCGAACTTGCCGAGAAGTTTTTAAATCAAAGCGAGAAACAAGAAGATGGAAACGATAAATAGCACTACCGAACTAAAGTCGGTTATATATGACAAGTTAAAAATTGCAATAGATAGCACGACAGAAGTTGCCTTGAATAAATTGCTAGATATTATTGAACATACTGTGTATTCTTATAATGCGACTTGGATGAATGGCTATGATGGCGAATTTGTCAGGACGCATGAGTTTTACGATACATGGGGCAAGACAAAAGCAAAGATGGTAAGAGGTCTAAGGGGAAGTGCTGTTGAAGCGTCAATCATGCAAATGCTCCCCCTAACTTGGCATCAACCATTTAGTCATGGTTCAGTTGTAGAAGGTAGAGCCTTAACAATCAATGAACTTGATAATATCATCAATAGTGGTATATCAGAGTCCCATATTAACTTTCCTGCAATCGAGGCAAGACCATTTTGGGATGAGTTCGAGAAGTGGTGTAATGAAAATTTAACAAACATTTTTCAACGAGAATGTATAAGTGCAGGAATTGACGTAAGTAAAGTTGGCTTTGCGTTCTCTTTTTAAGGTACGAAAGGAATAAAAAGGATGAAGATTTTAGGGTTGGATATGTCTACCCAAAAAACTGGTTACGCAATCTTTTGTGACAAAGAGCTTGTGGACTATGGGTGTATTGAGATACTTAGCACACAAGAAAAAGATTGGCGTAATAGGATTACATATATGGCAAGCAAACTAGGCGAGATTATGCGAGAAAACCATATTGATAAAGTGTATATTGAAGATGTACCTCCAATTATCAATAATTCGCAAACGGTCAAAACGCTTGGTGCTTTGCAGGGGATTGTGCTTGGCGTTATGGGTGTGTTTGGTGTTGAGGTAGAGTTTATTCCTGTTGAAACATGGAAGAACAAAGTAAATATCAACTTAACACATAGTAAAGAATACAACCAAGCGAAAAAGGACTTAAAGTGGAATAAAAAGGACTTAGAAAAGCTCAAAGGTAAGACTAAGGCTTATGAGAAAAAAATGAGCATTGACCTAGTTAATCGTGCTTTTGGCATTGATTTAGAGTGGAAAAGTTTTGGCTCTAAACAGAATGATGATGATATTGCAGATGCAATTAACATTGTGTCGAGTGTGATTTATGACGAGTACAAATATAACGAAGTGGGCTTTTCGGATATTATAGAAGAATTAAAAAGATAACCTCTGTAGAAAGGGGGTATAAATATGGCTGATGATTTCAAGCTTAATATAAAGGCGCAAGTTGATGTTAATGACATAAAAAAACAGCTTAGAGAAGTCAGCAAAACACAAAAGATAACATTTGATGCCAATGGGATTCCTAAGATAACTCAAGAATTTTCAAAGCTTAAAGATACGGCAGGTAACGCTTATCTTGAGATGAAAAAATTGGATAGTGAGGGGAATACTCTTAGCACAACGTTTACAAGGACTGCAAGTGGTGCACAGACTTTAGGTGAAAACTTTGAGTCCATGGGTCGAAAGTTGCAGTCTATAAATGGTGTATTTCAAGCAGTAAAGAACGTAGTTGTAAACTTTGGTCAAGCTATGCAACCATTGTTGGAATTTGAAGATTCATTGACCGAATTTAAGAAAGTCAGCGATTTGTCCGGTGAGGCACTAGATGAATATACGAAAAAACTCGGTCAAATGGGTCAAGAAGTGGGCAAAAGCAGGGCTGAGATGGTCGATGCTGCAACCGAATTCAAGAAAAGTGGATTCGATGAGGCAGATTCAGCTCAATTAGCAAGAATTGCAAGCTTATACCAAAATATCGCAGACGAAGAATTAAGTGCAGGAGAAGCGGCTAACTTTATTATTAGCCAAATAAAAGCATTTAATCTTACAGCTGATGACGCTATGCACATCATAGACGCAATAAACGAGGTATCAAACCGTACAGCCGTCAGTTCAGCAGACCTTGCGACAAACATCGGCAAAGCATCTGCTGCATTAGCCGCAGGTGGTAACACATATGAAGATGTACTTGCTTTGATGACGGGCATTGTTGAAATCACGAGAAGTGGCGCTAAAGCAAGTAGGGGCTTAATTTCGATTCAATCCCGCTATAACCAGATTATTGACGAGTCATCTTCAACAGGTCAAAAACTTTCAAAATGGTATAAACAACATAATATTGAGATAAAGAATGAAGAAGGTCAACAACGTAAACTTTACGATACTCTTACAGATGTATCTAAAATTTGGAATACATTGACCAAAGACGAACAGCTTTATTATCTTAATATCCAAGCAGGTGCAAATCAGACACAGAATTTGGCAGCCGCTCTTTCTAATTTCACGCAAGTACAAGAGGCTCATAAAATCGCTCTTGATTCAGATAATTCCGCACTTGACGAAAATGCTCGTGCAATGGAGAATCTTAACAAGAAGATTAAAGCAATTAAAGATTCTTGGGCTGAATTAGTTTTAGCTTTTGCAAATTCAGAAGCTATTGGAGATTTATTAGATAGAGTTAATTCTGCACTTCGTTCTTTAGCCGAAAACGAAGAAGCTATCAACACAATTACCAAAATAGTCAAAGCCCTTCTTATAATCAAGGGATTCAAAATTGCGGGTAGTCTATTTTCTGGTGCAATCGGCTCTGCTAAAGATTTTCTATCGGTAGTAAAGAAAATTGTTAGTAGGCTTGGAGATATTGGTGCGCTATTTAGTCTTATTAAAACGGAAGGTCTTGGCGCAACCATTGCAGGTTTAGCTCCTGCGTTGGCTTCTATTGCACCTTATGTTGCGGTATTCCTTGGCTTAGGTGCTGCTGTAGGTGTGTTGACTGGTAAGTTCAAAGAACTTTACAACCAACATATTGCTAAAACATCTGATGATTTAGGTAAGGTTGCCAATGCTTACTTAAACTTAATAGAGGCAAAAAAGGCATATGAGGGTGAACAAGGGACACGCTACAAAACTGTAACGGGTCAAGAGGCTCTTAACGAGGAAATTGAGAGCCTTAATAAGCTCATCAATCAATATAACCAAGGAAAAATCACCATATCAAACTTCCAAAAACAAGTGGGTGATGTATCACAGCTTGAGAAATATTATAATGCTTTACAAGCGATGATAGACAACAATATAACGTTGACTTCGGAGCAACAAAATAATTATAATGCACTCAAGAAAGTCTTAGATGGGTACAATGTTATAAATTCTTCTCTTGAAACTCATCGTGAGGCATTAAAAGGGCTAAAAGAAGATGTAGGAAAACTCAATGGTGTTTATAAATCTTCACAAAGTATTTATAGTGTTTATAAGTCCTCACTTCAAAAGATTGGTGGAACTTATTACTTTACATCACAAGCCGCAAAGGATTCTGCGATTGCAACACAAAAGGCAATTATCGCCGAAGCAGAATCCGTAATCGCTCAAACAGAAAATGAGATAAAAGCTAGAGAACAACTTGCTAAAGTTATGTCGGCTTCATCGCCTACCACAAGTAAGTTGATGAAGAATGTATCTAGCGATATGTTTTCAAAAACAAAGTTAAAGTCACCAGATGCTTTAGCAGAAGATGTCGCAAGTCAATCTAAAGATAAATGGGAGAATGTAATTGCAACATCTCAAAAGGCGATTGCTGAACTTAACAAAATTAAGGTTTATAACAAAGGCGTTAGCGGTGGCAGTGGAGATGGAGATGGAAGGGGTAAGAAAGAAAAGAAGGATTACCTATCCATCTACAAGAAACGTCTTGAGGAATACCAAAAGGCTCAAAAGGACGCATACCAAAAGGGTGAAATAAGCGCATCTGAATATTATTCTAATGTGCAAAAGCGCGGTAAATCTTATTATGACAAGCTCAAGAAAATGGGTTCGGATTATGCAAGTGATGCAAAATCCATGCTTGACACATATAAGCAATATAATACGACCGCTGTTAAGGACATCTTTAGCGAGATTGAATATCGTTATAAAGAGGGGCAAATTGATGGTGAAAAGTATTATAATGAGCTTTGGAAGTACGCTAAAAAGTTCTATAAGAATGGTAAAATAGACTTTGATAGTTATAGAGATTATATTAAAAAGGGCTACACTGCTCTCTTTGATAATCTTAAAAAACAATATGAAAGCGGACAACTAACAGCCGAGCAATATCAAAATAAGGTAGACGAAGCTCAAAAGAAGTCCGAAAAATCTATAAGACAATCTGTTAAGTCGGGTGCATTAGACAAGTCAATGGTTAAGGTGACTCGTAATGCACTTGTAGATGCAGCTTATGCAGCAAAGAACGAGGTTGCTAAAGCTCTTAAACAAGCGGCGATTGAAGCTGCCGAAGCCGCAGTCGAAGCAGCTCAAAAGAAGCTAGAAGAAGCTCAAAAGAGACAAGATAGAGCCAATGCGTTCATATCCGCTTTGCAGTTCTATGCAGATGAGCAAACAGAAGTTATCGACAAAACGATAGATGGCTATAATGAGCAAATTGCAAAACTTAACGAACAACTTGACCTTATGGACGAGCAAAATGAAGCTCTTGATAAACAGGCTGAACGTATTAAGTTGGTTAATGCACTTGAAGAAGCCAAGAAGCAAAAGACGGTTAGGGTATATGACAGCAGTTTAGGTTGGGTAGAATAACATGCCCCTTTATATGGTGACATATATTGAAACAGATGGGTATATCGGTTAAAAGATGGTGACATTCAAGACCGAGGAAAGATTTAGTAATAACTAAAAATCCGTAACGACTGTAGTTCTCATATTGGTAACAATATAAGACAACCCACTATCTCTTAGAGATAAAGATACAGTCTGAACTCACACTATAATCAAATAATGAAATGTGAGAAGTTGGTAGAAATGCCAACTCGCCTATTTTATAGGTCATAAAAGTAACAGATTGATGGACTGCTGACCCTAAAAAAGTAAAGGATGCTCAAACCGCACTCGATGATTTTGATACTGCTCGAAAGCGCGAAAAAGAAAAGCAAGCAATTCAAGAACAAATTAAGGCTCTTGAGGATTTAATTAAGAAAAAGGAAGATGAAAAGAAAGCATACCAAGATGTAATTGATGAGCAAACAAAGGCTCTCAACCGCTACAACATTGAAGCGGAACTTGGTATGACTATTGAACAAGCCATATTCCAAGGTCGAACACAAAACTTTACAAATTGGAAGAACTCGTACATTAGTGGCACACAAGAGGTTATTGCGGCAATCCAAGCCGTTAATGCAGCACAAAAGGAGCTTGATTTAGCAAATTCAGCCCTCAATAATGCAAACAACATGGTCGTTCCGGAATGGAAACCTGCATCTACAAAAACAACAGATGCAACCTACTATTACCAAGAAACCATGTCGGCGCAAGAAGTCCGTAATCGTGCAGTTCAAGCCAATATCGACCAAAGACGTGCTGAGGGATACGAGGTAGAAGTTTGGTACGATGCACAAGGTAATTTACATTATAGAGCTTCTAGTACCAAGACCTCAAAGAAAAAAGTTAAAGCTGGCACTGCTGACCCACTTAAAAAAGCAGGCAAAAAGGCTTCGGGTTCGCTTTCTCTTCCAAAAACAGGCGTTTATAATGTCAACGAGCTTGGTGACGAGCTTATGATTCCACCTACAGGAAACTATGATTTTCTAAAGAAGGGAACGGGCATTATTCCTGCTGACTTAACGAAGAACCTTATGGATTGGGGTAGAATCAATCCAAAGAATCTAATGGGTGCGCAATCGTCTGTGATTACAAACGACCACTCCATTACAATTCAAAATCTTACCGTACAATCCGACAACGCAAAAGACTTTGTGAGACAATTACAAAATCTTGCCATTGTTCGGGGTTAATATAGAATCCCCTGTTTCGGCAGGGGATATTCTTTTTAGAAAGGAGGAAATGGTATATGTTATACCAACCGTCCTATCCATCACCATATTTATCAGATATAGATGGGAAAAAGGTGAATAAATTTTCATGTTACATAAATGCCGATGGCGGCACAAAAGTTACATCGTATAAGTATGTAATTACGACAGATAGTGGAGAAAGTATATATCAATCTAGTGTAATTACATTATCAAAACCATTGTATTCTGGCGATATTTTATCGTTTACTGTTCCATCAACAGTAGGATTAGTAAATGGAGTTGATTATTTATGGAGTGTTACTCTATATACAGAAATAGCAGATATCTGGATAACTTATGGAACTTGCCAAGGCATTGGGACAACTGTTAATCAACACATTTATATTAGACCAAATCAATTTGTAAAAACTGGTATGTATATGCAGATTGGAGCATATCGTGGGTTAATTACTGATATGGGTGAGGAAGATGGAAAAGTTTATGTTGTGACAAATCCGTCTTTATATCAGTATGCAAATAATAATGCAAGTTATAATATCTATAATAACAATGTAACTTCTACAAGTTATTATTTTAAAGCTAGGACGAATCCTACCCTTACTCTATCTGCAATTCCAAGTATTGTAGATAACAAATCCTATACATTTAAAGCTACTTATGAGCAGAATGAGAATATTGGGTATAAATATTTTGAATGGATAATTTATAATCGGTTGGGCGAGATTATAAATAGAAGTGGTGAGATTAGTGCAGGCGTAATAGAATATACTTTTGATGGCTTCATCAATAGTGAAAGATATGGTGTCAGCTTAGTATTAGAAAATCAAGATGGAATTATTTTGAATCAACCTACAATATGGTTCGATGTTCAATATGCTCAACCACAAATTGATAATCCGCCGACAGCTAGAGTAAATTGTGAGAATGATTCAATAGATTTGATGTGGTCTCCATTATTGATAAATAGAGGCGAAGCAGTATCTGAAACTGCAACATCCCCACAATATGATTTTCTCACAAATGAACCTTATATCGGTAGCAATAGTGTAAGAATAAATGATGGAACAAATATCATTTGGAATATTGGTTCAACACAATCACCTTTATATGTTCCATATGAATCTACGACTTTTATAAATTGGCACACTACAGATAATAACTTTAGTGGGATAATTTATAAACAAGAGGGTGAATATATTGATTTGGTTGCAATGAGTACAAGCGCACCAGTGTCTGCTACAGCAGGCGATAAATATTACAATACAACAACAAAACTTATTTACACTGCCATATCAACTAATACATGGGATACTACTGGCACAAGTCCAAGAAACGATGTTATTTATAACAACACTGGTACAAACCTTAGATATCTATGGAATGATATAAATGAGGATATGGAAACAACAAACTATACCAATGCTTTATACCAATTATCATATCAAGGTGGCTCTTTTATATATGAGATTTCCAATGGAGATATAAATAAGCAAGAAACTGTTCAAATGCAACCATTGAGCGGTAATTTATCTGATTATTGGTTCAAGATAGCATTATTGCCAAACGAAGTAATAATAACAGCTCTTGAAATTATGGCTACTACTTGGAACGATTTGAGAAATTATACTTGGAATGATTTAAGGAGTTATACTTGGAATGAACTTAGGTATAACAAGATATAGGAGGTGATTTTATGGCTATATTTACGAGTCATTATAATTTAGAAAAACCAGATGGCGATTCGATTGTAAGTGTTGACATTGTAAATTCTAATTCTGATAAAATAGATACTGCAATATTTAATGCAACTTCAAGTATTTTAACTGGAACATTGTCCTCTAATAGATGGAGTGGGAATACGCAAACAATCCAAGTGGTAGGATTGGAAACAACTGGATATGTTTATTTAACATTCCCGAGTCCTAATAATTTTGAGGCATATGCAAAAGCTGGTATTTATCCAAACAATGTGACGATAACAAACTCTATCACTTTTAATTGTACTAAGACTCCTACTACAAATATCGTTGTCAACATTATTAAGATTAAGGTAGGTGCATAAATATGGCAGATGCTTATAGTCTTATAGGTGGTCTTGGTGGAGATTATTATACGGGAAGCAACCCAATTATACCTACTACAAATAATATTGTAATTCCTGCTGACACATATTTTGATGAGGAAACGATTGTTAAAGGGGATACTAATTTAGTCTCTAAAAATATAAAATTGGGCGTTTCAATATTCGGAATCAGTGGTTCTGCTGTTGCGGTTCAGAATGTAGGTGGGACAGGGACTGCATACTTATATATTGATGGAGGCTATTCTGTATATAAAATAACATTAATTCAAAGATAGGAGGTAATATTATGGCAAATGCGTATGGAATGATAGGCGGTCAAAGTGGGAATCCATTAAATATAGAAAGTATTACTCCTAGTACAAATAATCAAATTATACCAAAAGATACATTATTAGATAAAGATTTAACAATTTATGGAGATAAAAACTTAATTAGTTCAAATATCAGGACTGGCATCACACTTTTTAATGTCAATGGAAATTTTAATTCATTCGATGAGAGCGCAAATAAAAGCGTTGCTTTTTTACTTGATGATGATTATGGAATTGAATATGAGATTACAAGTTTTAGTAATTTGGAAATAAAAGAAACTGCTATTTCTGGAATAGTTTCTCCAGAATCATTTGAATCGCCATATCCTAAACCGTTTAACTATTGTTATTTTGGAAAATTTTTAGTATATTGCTATGTTAATGACGATAAACTTGTATATTGTATCAATAAAACAAGTAACGAAATAATAGCAACATTCGATTTATCACAATATATCGTAGTAAGTTCTGACGGCACAATGAGTACCAGTGTGGATGTTGTACCTATTTATAACAATCTCGCTGGTAGAGATGAACTATATATTATAACAGCCCAAATGAATTATTCTGACCAGAGCCAAGGTGATAATTATATAGTAATTATAAAAAATGGGACAGATTTATCTGCTATAAAATACGAAACTGGTTCATTGCAAAAATATGACGTTTTTAAGAACATAAATGATAGTGCGATTGTATTCACTGTTATACCATTAACAAGTGGGTCTCCTGTTATTGTTTGTATAGACACTCAAACAGGAAGTGTCGCTTTTAAGAAGAATATATCTGGGATTCATGGCTTTGAAAAAGGCACAATAATGAGAAATTCGACTTCATATGATTCAACCAATGGACGTGTAAATGTTGGAGATATTTACTTATGTTATTCATATGCTTCTAGCGTTTTAATAACAAGTTATAGTATTAACGATGGCTCTCTTTTATCAGAAGGAACTTATTCTTATCCTTGGTATGGAACAGTCGGTAGTGTTGGAACAACTACAATAGTAGGGTTAACATATGACGTGCAATATTCTGGTGCTGGTGCAAGAAAATTTACAATGGCAATACAAGATACAAATCAAAATTGGACTGCTATTTTTAGACACACTGAAAGCATACAACCAGTATCAGATACAAATATTTGGCAAAAGAAATATACAATAGGTACAAGTTCTGGCACTCTTATTTGGGACAAATTTGTATTTACTATGAGTGTCAATATTGCAGGATACATATATAAGATTAAAGCTGCCGATAACGAAGATATTGTGTTAAAGTGCCAAAATATGTTCGCTTATGTGTTAGATGAGTATGGGCATGTGTATTATTCTTCATATCTATCATCTGCGCGTTTTATAGACACATCCGTTACAGCATCTCGCACCATCACAACAGACGCATTTACAGCAACGATAGAGGAGGCGTAAGACATGCAACTTTCATATAACAAAGCAACTCTTTATGGCAATTCTATTGTAGATTATGTTTGGATAAAAAATTATGTGGCAGAGCAGTCTGAAATAGATACTGTGTCAGCTTATACTTATTCGCCACAATGGGACGATACAACACTTATGCTTGCTCCATTTAACTCTGATATAAATGGTGGAAATGTAGTGGGATTATCTGATAATGTTATAGCTTGGCAAATATACAAAAGAAAACCCGATGATTCTGTCTTTACTTTTGTTGCCAAGGTTCCGGCGGCTCAATATAAAGTATCTGACTTTAATGTATTAAATAACGATGAATATCAATATACAATTTTTGCAGAGACAGAGAACTATATTTCAGCACCACTCGAACAAAAGGACTTTGTAAAAGCATCTTGGTGGAATTGGTCTATTGTTGGATTAAATGATTCCGGAACAAACGGATTATACTATGCTGATAGTGATAATATTTGGTTATTCGATACTATGCTTACATCTAGTGGCTTCGATCAAAATATAGATAAGTATATAGTTGAAAATTTCACTCAATTCCCTAAAATTTCAAGCGGGAAAAAGAATTATTTATCAAGTTCTATCACTGCATTCCTCAACAATATAAAAGATGGTAGATATGTTGACACAGTTGAACAATATAATAGGTTTGTTGATTTTATAGCTCAACCAACGCCGAAACTGTTAAGAGATAGAAAAGGAAATGGTTGGGTTGTGTCTACGATGGGGAACAATATGCGGTATATTGATGAGTCCGTAGAGCAAATTACACAAGTATCATTCAATTTTGTTCAATTAAATGATATTCAATCTGTTAATGTAATAGGAGGGTAATATGGCGAATATAAATTTCAACCAAATGCCTCCACAACAATATATTAAAATCGTAAAAGAGCAAGCTATTCGCCCTAGATTTCGATTGAGCTTGTTATATCCAGACGAATCTTTTAGAGAGGATATAAGTGAGTATCTTATTCAAGGATCTGGAAGTTTACAAATTCAATATGCACAAGGTCAAAGAAGAAGCCTTAATTTTACTCTCAACAATGAGAACGGAGTATTTACGCCGAATGGTATTAACAGTAAAATTTGGGTAAATACAAAATTTCAATTAGATTTAGGTATGGAAATGGCTAATGGAGATGTGGTATGGAACAGTGCGGGGATATTCGTTATCGGTACACCACAAATAACAAGAGAAGATGCAAGAAAAATAATTGATATACAATGTTATGATAAATTTGCTTTGTTAGACGGAACTCTTGGTGGAACTCTTGATGCGACATATGAGATTGATGCAGGAGAGAAGATTTATAATATAATTGTAGACACCTTACTTCAAGATAATGGGAATGGTGTTCCGATTGATTTGAAAACCATTTTCTTTGACCCATCTCTTATCAACGAATCTACTGTTTACACTTTGTCAAAATCTGCCAATGAATCTTATGGCGATATGTTGATTGAATTAGCAAATATGATTGCTTGCGATATTTATTATAATACAAATGGGAATTTGGTAATTCAGAGTGGCATTAAGGATATTTCACAAGTAAATAAACCAACCTTATGGATATTCAAAGATACCGAGTATGAGTATCTTTCGGGTCATATAAATTATAATTTCACTGATGTTCGTAATCGAGTAACAGTAGTTGGCGCAAATGTAAATTCTGATGGTGGACTTTACATAGCTGTGTCAGAAAATACTAATCCACGAAGCCAAACGAGAGTAGATTTAATAGGTATAAAAAATTATTATTTAGAGGACAGTAATATCTATACTCAAACACTTGCCCAAGATAGAGCCGATTATGAGTTAAACAAGTTATCAATCGTACAACAAACTGTACAAATTAGTAGTGCATTTATGATACACTTAGATGTGAATAATTGTATTGCGATAACAGATGATTTCTTTAATTACTTTGACAATAGATTTATCATTCAATCTATTTCTATACCATTATCTATTCATTCAAACATGACAATAGATTGCACAAATATAGCGACATTGCCATATTACCCAAGCTAAAAGGAGGTGGCAAGATGTTTACACAAGATGAGATGAGTACATTGATAAAAATAATGAAGAAAATTGCGGCTTCCGAATGCAGTAGAATATTAAAAGAAAATAATGTTGAGACTATTATGTATGGCACAATTCTTTCAATAAATGGGCAAAATTATACAGTCCAAATTGCAGGTGGCGATAAACCATACACTGGACTAAAAAACAAAAGTTCAGATACACTAGCCGTTGGGGATAGTGTTGTTGTAAAAGCTATCAATGGCAACGCAGGTAATGGATATATTGCACTTAAAATGGGATAGGAGGGCTTATGGTTTATATACAAACGAATAAGGATACAAATAGAGTTGTTATGACCCATTATAGACCATTTGATGAACAATATGGAATAAAAAATGAAGATGGGACTATCAAGACAGAGGAACAACTTAAAGAGACAGGGTTTCTTGTAGAGTCATACCCTGTTATTGAACGAAAAGAGGGCAAACGAGGATTTGTAAAATATACTCCAACTGATGGATTTTCGATTGAATATGAAGATGCACCCGTTGAAGAATATAGAGGTGTTCCACAAAAAATTGTAAATGAAATTAGAGATAACCTTGTATTGTCTCTTGTAGAATCTAATATACTTTAAGTTACATACTATATATATTGACAATAATATTTTATAGCTAGTTAGAAAGGAGGTATAATATGAGATGTCAAAGCGATTGCTACAAGGTCGATAAACCACTTGTAATCGTGCAAGGTACAACTCCTGTTTTAACTTTGAATGTTGACTATGATTTATCGCAAGGGTATAATGTGCGCATTGCGGTCAAAACAGGTGTCAACAAATACTTCGTCTTAACGAACGAAGATTTAACAATTACACAAACTGATTGTGGGTGTGCGATTATGTGTACTTTTACACAAGAACAAACGCTCACAATGGATAAAAATATCTCAATACAACTTCGCGCAAAAAACGAATCGACAAATAAAATAATCGGCACACTTGAGTATGAGATTCGTGTTGTGAGGGTGATTGATAAAGAGGTGATATAATGGAAATTAACATGGAAATTGCCTCGATTGATGGCTCTATTGCTTTGGTTACACCTAACGTTGCTCAAACAATAGATAGTTCAAATTATAACGACCTCAACAATAAACCTTCTATCAATGGCGTAAAATTGATCGGTGATAAGACCTCAAAAGATTTATATTTGTATGGGGTAAATAATCCCGAGACATTTATACACGAGCAGAAAACCCCTCTCGATTTATGGACGATTAAACACTCTCTCAACAAGTTCCCAAGTTGTACGGTGGTGGATTCTGCTGGGACGCAAGTTATGGGCGAAGTTACATATTTAGACAAAGAGAATTTAACAATACAGTTTAGTGCAGCGTTTTCTGGAACATGCTACTTAAACTAGAAGGAGGACAAATTTATGAAATTTTTAGCTCCTATTGATTTGGTGCAAAATGAGCTACAAAATGCGGTTATCCAAAATCTTGCTGCACCACCTGCAAATGGAAAAGCGGGTCAACTTTATTTCAATACAACCGATAAGCTCTTATACCAACACAATGGCACAGAATGGAAGCCCGTTGGTGGGATTTATGAACTTCCTATTGCAAGCTCCTCTACGCTTGGAGGCATTAAAGTAGGTGGTGGCTTACAAATTAACCCCGAGGGTACATTGTCTACCACAGGCGGTGGAGTTGCTGATAGCGTTGAATGGAGCGGTGTATTAGACACTCCAACTACACTTGCGGGCTATGGCATTGTGGATGCTAAAATTGAGAATGGCGTTATTACTTTAGGCGCAAACACGATTACGCCTGTCACGAGTGTAGATGGGCAAAGTGGGGAAGTCACTACAAATGCAGTTAAATATACGGCTCAAACTTTAACAAATGAACAAAAGACTCAAGCTAGAGCCAATATTGGAGCAGGTACATCTGACTTTAGTGGTAGCTATAATGATTTAACAGACCAACCGGTAGTTGATACTGAAATGTCTGCAACTAGCACCAATGCGGTTCAAAATAAAGTTATTAAGGCTTATGTTGACGCAATTATCTCTGCTAGTCAAGGGATTGTTTATAAAGGAACGATCAGTTCTGTTGACGATATTCCAACTACCTACGATATAGGTTGGCTCTATATGATTGGCACAGCAGGAACTTATGTGGGGCAAAAGTGCGAAGTCGGCGATTTGATGATTGCTGTTGTAGCAAGAAAAGGTACAGGCAATCAAAACTCTGACTGGGACGTAGTACAAACTAATATTGATGGTGCAATCACGAGCATTACAGGCGATAGCCCAATTAGTGTAACAGGTACAGGCACAACTAGAGAAATCGCACTTGAAAATAGTGGTGTTACGACAGGTGGGTATGGTGATTCAATTGCACAAACTCCTGCTTTTGGCGCAACATTCAAAGTCCCTAGCTTTACCGTAGACCAATATGGTAGATTAACTGCGGCGGGAGAACACGAGGTTACGATTCCTTCAACGGTTGCTACTGATAGCGTGAATGGGCTTATGAGTGCCGAAGACCACGCAAAATTTACAACTTCGCTCATTGATATTGCAACGCTTAAAACAAAAGCAATTACAAAAGTTAGTGGAAATATTGCTGTTGGTGCAACGAGCGTTGCAATCCAAATTGGAGATAAAGAAGTCCTCTCTATTGTTGCGACAAATGCGACAACAGGGGAGGAAGTTGTTGTAGACTCAATTATAAAAGACTCAAAAGTAACAGCTTCGATTGCTAAAGCGGTTACTTATGTAGTAAAGATTGTGGTAACAACATTATAAAAAGGAGGTCAAGCCTATGAAATATTTAGGAACAATTCAAGACCCCAAAGATTTAACAACAAGAGAATATGTGGATGATGCTGATACGGCATTATCCACTCGTATCAATACAAACGAAGATAATATGGCTCTGGTCGAATCGGACATTGAGAGTTTGCAGACCGATACAAGCACACTTAAAACCGATATGACAGCGGTTAAAGGTGCGCTTGCAACTTTACAAGATACTTATGTACCGAATACTAGAAAGATTAACAATAAAGCGTTAGACGCAGACATTACGTTGACAGCTAGTGATGTGGGGGCTTTAGAAAGTACATATAAACCTACCTTTGTTGTCAATGTTAGAACTACAAGCACTGGTTTGAGTGCAGACAAAACATTTGAAGAAATTACCAATGCTTATAATAATGGATATGATGTATATTGTATGTTTGCTGACCTTTATTTAATTCACTTGAAGTTAATAACCTCCAACGGTATTCAATTTAGTAGTAGTATATTTTCGGGCAATCATTTACAAAACAAAGTCTCGTGGTATACTTTGACCGTTTCATCATCAAATGAATGGCATTATCAATCGGATGATAATGTTATTATCCCAACTGCAACCTCACAACTTACCAATGACTCTGGCTTCTTGACTTCTGCTCCAGTTACCTCTGTTAACAACAAAACAGGCGCAGTCACACTTACCGCATCTGATGTAGGAGCTATCGCGAAAGTATCTTCTGCTACAGAAGGCAATCTTCCTGTCCTTACTATAAGTGGTGAACTTACGGATAGTGGAAAGAACATTAGTGACATTGGTATTATAGCCGTATTCGATTCCACCACCTACGAAGAAATCAGAGAAGCCTACGAGAACAACACGCCGGTCATTTGTTTTTATGACTCGATTCTTTCCATTGTCAATAAGGTGGAATACAGGTTGCATGCCTTGACGGACGAAACAGCAATCTTTGTCGGAATGGAGTCGGCATATCCAGACTTAACGGTAGATTTTCTGCTATGTAGTTCTAGCAGTGAATGGACAGTAGATTATGCACATTTGCTTCCATCGGTGGCAACCGCAAACAAGGGTGACGTCTTGATGGTGAGTGATGTTGGAGATTGGCAAATTACTGCTCCACCATTCCTAAACGCTAAAGTTGTCACAAATATATCTTGTCCTCTTTCTGCATGGGTTAGCGACACAACAACCTATACTGACTACCAATTTAAGGCGAATTTAACAGTAACAGGCGCGACAGCAGATTATATTCCACTTGTCAACTTTGCCCCAACAGAGCAAGAAAGTGGCAATTACATTGGTGCGACAAGTGGAAATGGGATTGTTACAATTTGGTGCAAGAATAAGCCAAGTGGAGCTATTACAATTCCGAATATTATATTGACAAAGGAGAATTAACATGGCACAAGGATGGACGAATAGTGTGACGGGGGAGGGCAACCTCATAGGACAAGGTACGTTATCCCACACAATAGTATTTGGAACTAAATTAGTGAATTTACAGTATAAAGAGGATTTATTAAAATCCAACAATCTTTATATTGCCACTTTAAAAAATGGAGAATCTAATATTTTGCAATTTTTATTGTGGAATTCTGAGAATGAAAATGTAAAAACTGTAGTAAAAACAACTGAAAGTGATAGAAGTTATTATAATGCGAGCTTAGGCTTTGCATCAACAATAAGTTTTCAATTCTACGATAATCCAGATCACTTTACATTTGTCGATGGAGCAATTTATGATATTTATGAAGCTAAATAGGGAGGTAATATATGAAATGTTCAACGAATATTTATTCAACGGGGGGAGCTTACTCCTTGCACAGTAACGATAAATAAGGATAGTAGCTTATCAGGGAAAACATTGACCGCAACTATCTTTTATTGGTATAATGGAGGTGTACAACAGATAAATAATGTTGCTAATTATCCTATAACATTTCAAACTTATATAAATAGTGGATTTATAATATATGGAGTTAATAATATTCAATGGTTAAATACTATAATTAATGAACACGAGACAGATTGGTTTGATATATGGAACGATGGGTACAATGCTGTAATGTTTTATGTCATTCCTACTTCTCCGAATTATTCCATAGCGGCAACGCGAACTATAACGCTGCAAACCTTATAATGGGTTGGCTCCGTTCGTCTGTATCTAATTCCATAAAATAAAAGTTTTATTCACTGGAGGTGGCAGGTTCACAACGGCGGAGATATTAGTAAAGTTCCACAAACGAGAAAAATCAATAATAAATCGCTTGATGCAGATATTACGCTTAGTGCTAGAAAATCATGCACAAATTGCTTAAATATTTGCTAATGATGCAAACGACAAATATACATTATCACTATTTGAAAGCGGGGTACTATAATGTCAATTTTAAATGATAGCCTTTTAAGGCTTTATAATAGTAAACGAATTACCCTTGATAGACTCCAAAAAATTTATAATAGGGGTAATATTACAAAAGAGGATTTTTACGCAATCACTGGGCAATATCCAAGTGAAAAATCAATATACGACCAAGCGACAGAGCAAGATTATAAATCCGCTCTAACAGAATTGGGGGTAAATGTTAATGAATAAACAATTACTTAAAGAAAGAGTTGAACAAGCTAAGACCGATACAGGTTCAGCTCTCCAAACGCTCTTTGACAATGTAAATAAGGGGCAAAGAAAACAACTTGTAAAAAGACAAGAAATTAAAGAACTTTTCGACAGATATGGTGTAGATTACACGAATTTATAGGAGGTAACAAATGGCTAAATTTTGCGGAGGCTTCAAATTCGATGCAAGTCTCAAAACTATTAACGGCGTTCTTTGCCTTGCAAATGCACAAGAGGTAGATGTAACCAAAGCAGTCACAGGTTGCGGTCAAATGTGGGATGGAGAAACTTTTAAGATTGTCAAAGTTGACGGATACAGACCATGTGTAACCCTCAAGAACAATGGCAAAAATGTAGACTTGATTGCGGGGAATTGTGGCGTTGGACTTGATGGGAACTTCTTTGTGAAAGTTGGTAATGTAACTACATTTAACAACGGCTATATTTTAACCGTCAAATTCACACCAAAAGAAGCAATGGTACAAGTGCTTGATAAGAACTCAACTGCTGTTGACCCGATTGCAACAGGGGAAGATCATATTAAGTATTGCCTTTCTATGCTCGATGAAAAATATAGTATAACAGTCGAAGCGGACGGATATACTGGCAAGAGTCAAACAATTATGAATGATAAAACGCAAGAAGTTAAAGTTGACCTCGTGAAAATTCAGTAAGGGGTGATATCAAGTCGCATTGGTAGATAGTGAATATGTTGAGTGCGATGTAGATGTAATGAGCATGGGTGAGAATGATACACGAGAGATGATAACACCTGTTGTAATTGAACCAACTGAACCTGAAGAACCAACAGAATAAAAGACAGAGAATTTAATTCTCTGTCTTTTTTCGGATTTATTTACTTTCTTTGCTTACCCACCACTTTCTAGCGGTACTATTCCACCATGTAATTATTTCGCTTAGTGCCTTTTCACAATCGGGGCAATATGGACTATCTTTTGATGAATAAGTAGATATTGCAACATCATGTTTACATAAACGACATTGTCTGCATAGAACTGCATTGTTGTTAATAGTAATGGTTTGTGTCTTGCTTGAAGTATTAGTGGTGAGTTTGTCACACAAACTATTTTTTGTCAGCTTAGTCGAAGTTTTAATTTGTTGACCCAAATCCTCTAACCCCTCTCTCGCTATCAATTGCCATAATCTCATCCATCTTGTATTCCTCAATCACTTTTTTAGGATTTGGGATAAGTACCCCTTGTGCGATTGCTTTAGTAAGGTCAATGTTAATATCGTTGTCGGTTGTGTTCTCTAAACAAATAATGACTTCACCACGATACCCACTATCAATGACTCCTGCTCTTAGGGCAATACCCTTTGAACCAAGCGAACTACGCTCTTTGAGAATCATGCCATAGCCTTCGTCCATAGCCATAATGATACCGGTCGGTAATTGGTACACAATATGTGGCTTTAATGTAACGGTTAACATTCTCTTGTCATAAGCGTAAAAGTCAATACCCAAGTCCTCATCTCTTCCACTTGGGATAGTGGCACTATCGACAAGTTTAGCAAATTTAATTGTAGTAACATCTCTCATAAGAATTTCCTCCTTCTAATCTAATTTCTTTCATTACATCAACGTATGATTGAGCGGCATCTTCACAAAATCTAGCAATCCCATCGTTAAACTCATTGAACGAATAATCACAAATTGTCGTTTCGTTCCAAGGTTTGTTTATTTTTATAATTGCAACAGGTGGGTTTTGCTTTAACATAAATTTTTCAAGTGTTTCTGGTTTGTCATCAATTACAATATCTGCATCGAGTCTCCATTTTTCTTTCATACAGATAACTTGTCGTGGCTCAATGAATGGGAATAACTCGAAAAATCGTGTGAGTTTTGCAGTCGCTGACTTATAGTAAGTATCGGTGCAAATGATGAGGTCGATATTTGGGTTGTCGTTGATGGCTTTTAGTGCATGGATTGTTTCGAGATTTGCTGTGATTGTATCCCAAAATCCTTTAGTATCAAGCACCGACCAAAAGAGCTTTTTATCTGTTGGCTCAAGGCAAGATTCAATATCCCATGATGTAACCATGGAAGAGTTAAGAGCCTCATCATGTGCATCGTCTAAAATACACCACTTAAAACTCATAGCACGATAATGTTTATACATGTCTATCCAATGCTCAACCAACGGTAATAGAACATCGTCAATATCTATCATTACGGTAATTTTCGGTTTAAACGTCCCCACTCTACCACCTCGCTTTCAAGACGCATCATAATATAGTACACTAAGAAATCTCCCACCATTCTATCTATGCCACCACTTGCGTCAATAACCACATCTGCTTTTGCTTTGAATGTTTCAAAGATTTTTTCATCACTATCTAACCTTGTTTTAATTGCGCTAGAATCGTCACCACGCTCTTTCATACGTTTTTCGCATAATTGCCTATTAACGTCAAGAAATACGATGAAAAAGTTCCTATCGTAGTTTTTCATAAGAGTTTCCACCCCATCTGGGTCAACTACATAGACACTTGCATTATCAAGTTGTTGTTTTGTGGCACAATACTTATAACCATTGAACTCGGTATAGGCAACTTTATTTTCAAGAGCGTTGAACTCTTCTTCGCTAATAAAGATATGGCTATCCTCACCTTCAAATCGTCTTGGTCTTGTGGTGTAGGATTTTGTGCCACGAAAGCCAAAGTTCTTAACAAGTCTATTTTCTAGGGTTGTCTTTCCTGCCCCACTTTTTCCCACAAGGAGAACAAGAACATTATCATCGACAACCTTTCTTTTCCCCTCTTTTATCTCTGTGATAAGCCTATTCCAACGCACTATAAGCCTCCTTTGCATGGTTAGATGCCCATGCTCTCTCTTGCATCGTCATTTCCATCTTATAGTATTTCTTATAGTTGAGCCACAAATACATCTCTTGGTCGTATTGTTCTTTTGTGAGTAACATTGGTGCAGGACGATTTCGCTTGGTGCAAAACCCGTCAAATGTATTGCACATCAAGTCCTTAAATTTTGCACGATTCTTTTTTCTTTTGTTATGTGCGTAACTCATGCTTTACCTCCTTTTCTTTTGTCACGAATATTATACAATAAACGTTGCAAGGAGTCAAGCATTATTTTCTTTTTTATGCGTTTTTCTTACATCTTTTAGCTCAACCCAGCTACCTTTATCTCTACGATAATCTTTGAGTTCCCAATCATTAAACAACTTAGCCATCTCATCGCCACCCATGAACTTTTTAAGGACACAAAACGCAAGTCCTGTGTCAGGGTTGTAGAGTGTTTCTTTTGGACAAATGTTGCGAGTTTGTGTGCCATCACTCCAAAATACAATTGTGGCAGGATTGTTATAAAGGACTTTGGTGATGTAAATTTTCAATGCGCCTACAGTTTCTGGTGAATCAATTAAATCTATCCTAGATAATGTTCCACCATAATCGGAATTGTTTTTAATTGAATAATAAGGATAGGTTTTTAACCCCTTAATAATATCATAATAACTTGGCATCTTATTCTCCTTTCTGCCTATAGCAAATTTACCATGCGCCCAATTTGGGTCAAACCCTAAAAGATATGTTAAATTTACCATACAATCATCATTACTGATAACATACTTGTCTTTTAATTCATCTAATGTCTTTAATTCGTCTGTCTTTTCTATTTTACTTACCTCTTTTCATTTTCCACTTATTATATAACCACTCATTATACATTTTATACCGTTCTTGAATGTTTGTCAAATCAATTTTAGCAAATGGCAACCACTTTTCTATCATTCCGCAACAGCTCATCTCACAACATCCACACCGATAAACGCAATTTGGAACCATCATATCGGCAAGAATTGGCTCAACCTTGTGTAATTCATACTTAAATTCTTCCCAAAGTTCCCTAGTTTCTTTACTAGCTTGAAAACACAAACGTTTACGACTTGTGTCAATAAGGTGTTGTGCATTGAGTTCACAACGCATAGACACAGGAGCGTCTTGTGGTAGAGTATGTCTATCCACACCTGTGCGATCTGTACGTTGTGTTTGTACGAATTTTTCCCACTTATGTCTCACAAGGTGTGTTGCAACCCATGTTGGAATGTCCTCAAAATCTACACGCACAATTAAGTCGCGAATTGGCGAATGTTCGGCTGTGATGATGGACTTTTTGAATTTTTCGCTTGGCTCTTTGTCAAGTGGTGGCTTGGATACTGTGAAGCGAGAGTCATTTAAGACCTCGCTCCACGAACCTTTAATTTGAATGTTCGTTACTCTCATATTTCTTTTTCTCCTTGATAATGCAAGCTGATATAGTATACACAAGTAGTGTAATAATTGCAGATATCCAAAGTGGTGACAACACCCAAAGCCAAGACCAATGAATTAAATTGGTTAATTTAAGGATTATAAACACAATTTGTATTACACTTCCAATGTTTAGATTTATTTGTTTTGTGTCGTCTCTCATATACACTCCTTAATCGCACTTACTATACAAACCACAAGCCTTGCATTGGTTACAACCACCCTCAAATACTAAAGGTTCTCCACATTCAGGACATATACAATCAGAGTTTTTAATAATCATTTGACCATCTGCACCTGTTTTTACAACCTTATCTGATTCTTTGATTGCAGGTGAACTAATTGTCAATGGTTCAACATAGTCATCTTCTAAATCAAAATCCGCAAAGCAGCGTTCTTTGATTTTGTCATACAAATCCTCTAACGCATATCCAATGGCACTAGGACAACTTGATCCCTTGCTTGTATCGTGCTTTTTATTAGTCCTAGATACATATGCAGGGCAAGGTTTAATTGACTTGCATTGGTCGATAATATCCTCGATTGATACGCCTGCTCTAAGTGCAAGAGAGATAAGTCGAGAAATAAATTGTAAGTTTTTCTCACACCCACCACTAGAGCCTACATTTACAAAGGTTTCAAGTGGCTCACCTGTAACTTCGTCAAAATACACTTCAAAATGTAGAGATCCGCAGCCAGTGTTCAATTTTCTCTTTGCCCCAATCAAGTCATCGGAAACTGATAAAATAGTGCCACGAGTGAGTTCTGATTTAGGCTTTTCACTTTGCGTAGCTTCATCTTCTTGTGTTGTGAGAATGCCAAGTCTTTTGCACCCATCTCTAAAGATTGTAATTCCTTTTAACCCACAAATCCAAGCATATAAGTAGAGTTCCTCGATTTCTTCTTTAGTAGTTTCCTTTGGTAAGTTGACGGTTGAGCTAATTGCTGTGTCAATATGTTTTTGAATGACAGATTGCGTTTTTACTCTGTCTCTCCAATGGATGTCTGCGCTTGATACAAAATAGTCTGGAAGCTCGCCTGTGTTACCTGTAATTCTACGATATTCTTTTACGATGTTTGACTCAATCTTGTACGATTCATCTAAATTGTCTGTTCTACGAGTGTAGGATAAGGCAAACTCAGGCTCAACCCCTCCTGCGCCGTTTACCATCGTGCTGATCGACCCCGTGGGCGCGATAGATAACAACGTACAATTTCTAGCATGTAATACGCCGTTTTGTAAAAGTTCTTCAGGGGCATGGTTTCTAAACATCGTGGACTTTTGGACTAACCCGCCTTTGAACTTTGGATAGTTACCTTTCTCTTTGCCCCTTTCATCATTTGATATAATGGCTTCTATCATCATAGTGTAAAATAGCGTATCAGTAAAAGCCAACGCTTCTTCGCTACCGTATTTAAGCCCCATAGCCATGAGCATGTGTGCATAGTTGAATACACCAAGCCCCATATTGCGCCAATCATAAGCATTTTGTTTGTATTGCTCTAACTCTTTAGGGAGTCTTGGAGCATTTTCCTCAATGATATTGTCAAGTGCATTTGAGGCTACTTTAATAGCTTTTGAAAATTCCTCAAAGTTAAAATATACATCATTTGTAAACTTGTTTTCAACAAACTCGTATAAGTTTAATGATCCGAGCAGGCAACTTGTACGAGCTTTTAATGGTTGTTCGCCGCAAGGATTGCAAGTTTCTATTTGATACTCGTTATCAAACTCTAAAAAATTGTTATTTCTAAATTCGTCTACAAAGATACACCCCGGCTCCCCATAATCCCATACAACTTCCATCATCAACTTATACAACTCAATCGGCGTAATATCATATTCTACAACATGCCCATTGTAGTTGTATCTCTTGTGCAATGTTTTTACCGTTCCATCATAGTAGAACTCTTGTACAGCAGTCATAAACTCATCGTCTATTTCCATAGAGAGATTCGCCTTTGTCACAGCGTCAAGATCGGTCTTTAGTTTGATGAATGTTTCTGCTTCTTTGTGATTGATGTCTAAGCTAATCATCAAAGCACCTTTTCTTGCACCGCCTTGCGAAGTACCTTTAGTGACAGAATTGAACATTTCAATAAAAGGAACAATACCATCTGACTCATAATTATCGCCAATCTTTGTGCCTTTTGGACGAAGTTTTGACATGGAGATTCCTTGACCACCTTGATACTTGAACGTAATACCAACTTCTTTTAATACGTCCATGATGCTTGCATAATCATCTTTTACATATCCTGCAGAGAAACAATTATAGAAATTCCCGCTATCCGGCACACCCCTGTTTGCAAGCACTCTGCCACCAAATAAGAACTTCTTACTTTTAATAAGCTCTCTTAGATCATTATCGCCCCCACTTACTCTATCAAGCCATTCATCAAATGTCTCATTGCCATGTTGATACTTTTTGTGCCAAATATCTAACCCAATCTTATTATCTTCGCCAAGCCATTCTTCTACTCTCATCAACATTCCTCCATTTCCTTATAAAAAATTGCTTTAATTTTGTTAATCCTCACAGACAATGCTTGTTGTGAGATATTATACATATTGCCAATCTCCTTTCTCGTGTAGCCTGCCAAGAGCATTGTAAAGAGTTCTCTATCTTCGAGTTTTCGATTGTAACTATTTTTCTTGGTTGCAAGTTTATCATAAACACGCTCACAAATATCCAAGAACTCCACAAGCTCAATATCAACGTCTTTTTCACAAACTAGCTCTTGTAGCCAATCATTTTCGTTATCATAAGTCGAGTCTAAAGATATACTCGGCTTATCAGAAAATCTACACTTATTATATTTATAATTATAAATATGTCTACGATATCTGTCAAGGGAAAAATAGAGCAGGGTGCTGAATTTTCCTTTTTTATCATCGTAACATTCAATTACTTTACAATAGTATTCAAACAAGTCTGCTTTATCGTCCTCGTTTGTAATGTTATGCATGTTGAAATAGCGATACATGAGGCGAATATTTTCTTCTGCAAATTTTGATTGTTCGCTTGTCATTCTAAACACCTCTTTGCCGACTTTCTTAATTCTTGTAAGTTGTTAAATACGGTTTGTTTTGTGGTATGGAGAATGCGAGCGACCTCTGTAATATTCATTTCGCCGTTCTCGTGTTCGTAATAATAGAGAACAATATCTAGCATTTTTTCGTTTGATATACGTCTTTTGCACTTTTTTCTATTGTCGCGTTCTCTAGCTGCCTTGCGCATTTTTTCAATCGCTATGCTCAAGTCCACCTCGTCAAAGTAATCATTACGAGTTTGAACCAATTCTTGTATTTCTGTTTCGTCCTCTTTGTCGCTTTTTCCATTAGCAATCATTTTGTTTAAATAGACGAATCTTTCACCTTCGGCAAGGTTACGTTTAAGGGCATTTTGACCCTCATAGCGATAGTGAGCGTAGTTGTTGAGCGATGCCCAAATGAAGGTAGAGAATTTACCTCTATCTTCATCGTAAGCATCACTTTCTACAAGCTCGCAAAACTTGCATACAAAGTCGCTAATATCGTCCTCGTCAGTAATGTTGTACCTAGCGCAAAACTTGTAAACGAGTTTTATGTTATCCTCTATGAACTTTCTTTGCTTATCATTTAACATCTTTATCTTCCTCCAAAAGTTCCCTGAGCCACGTGTAACGCAATCTTGTTTCATTGACTTTGAGCGCATTATTGATAGTTGAAATATCACCAATCTCGATTAAGTGTTCTTTGGCTCTTGTGAGCGACATGTAACATAAGTTCCTTGACAACATGCGCTTTTGACTAGGGTGGGTTAAGAAAATAACTCCCTTTGCTTCACAACCTTGGCTCGCATGGCTAGTGCATGCATAAGCAAGGAGTAAGTTTTCAAGGTCGATTTTACGATACACAATCATATCTTCATCAAATTGCACCCATACATTACCTTTATCGTCAATGTGTTTAATGAACCCAATATCACCATTATATATTGTGGCTTCGGGTGGCTCTTGTTCTTCCATCATTCTAAGTGTATCCTCAAGGTCTAAAACACCTTCATCATTTGCCCCAAACTTGACTTTATATTCATCTATCTTGAGCCTTAACTTTTGTTCTTGCAAGTAATGTTCAAACCCCTCATCTGTTAGTGCATGATAGTTATTTTTCTTGTTAATAACCTTATCGCCAATATGATAGTTAAGGGTTTTCATTGGAACTCCTAGTGATGGTGGAAGTTTTCTTGATACTACATCGTCAACAGGGTCAGCAGGATTGTACTTTTCTTGAATTGCTTGGTTGATTGCGTAAGTACCAAAATTGCCCTTGTTATATGGTGTAAGCACAAGAATATCTTTTACATCGTACTTTTCTCTTAACTTTGCATATGCACTCATAACTTGTTCAAGCGGTTCATCATTAACCTCTATAAACTCGTAGTCTTTAATATTCTCGGCGTTTTCACAATTAAGTTCTCCATCACTTGTTAAGTATTCTCTTCCGTTCCTAGCATCTGCACCAACGGTTGCAATTCCACCGATACCATAGCGGAAAACTTTAGTAAGTTCTGCGCATGGAACAACGTGTGAATCCATCATATCTTGCACTAAGTTGCCACATTGAATTGAGGCAAGTTGAGCAGAATCGAACACGAGAATAATTTTTGCATAGCTTGCAATTTGATTGAGTAAAGTCGAGAATAAATGAACATCGACCATAGACACCTCATCAATAACTACAACATCGCTTTCAATATCGTTGCTTGACATGATACGTCTATGAATTGTGCTTGCTTCGCGACCTGTTGTTTCACGAAGGCGTTTGGCTGCAATTCCGCTTGGTGCAAGGAGTGTGTAAGACTTGTTATTGTCCTCAAGGAGCGAGATAAGGGCTTTGACAGAACTTGATTTCCCGCTTCCGCTATTTCCCATAAGCATTGCAAAATCATAGTTACAAACAAGCTCTAAAATACCCATTTGCTCATCAGTAAGGGTGATATTTTCATTCACCCGATACTTTTCAATATCAATGTTCCACACCTGTGGCTTCTTAGTCTTTTGCTTTATCGTTTGAGCTATGTTGCACTCACTAATGTACGTTTTCATTAACGATAAGTCCTTAGTTTGTTTATCATAGTAAACCTTATCACTTTTCTCCACTAGTTCAACTATATGCTTATTAAGTTGCGGATTGTATTGATTGATTACATTGGCGATTTGCGCTCCATTGATTCTCGTATTACCATCTTCCTCATTGCACTCAAGTAAGTAACAAGTCAAGTATAAGCACCTTGCTTCGGAATCTTCCCACTTCCTATCGTACTCACATATCATTCTGTCGGCTTCTTGAAAGCCTCTGCCAAGTACATCAATAAGCACCTCGTAAGGCTTGGTCGCAAGTGCCAAGTTTGACTCTTGTATGGTCGAATATGTTGAACAAAGCGTCCCGCAATCACCTATGGATAATTCGTATTGTGGATTATCAAGATGAAGTTTATAATACTTGAACCTTTCGTTGACTTTGTTAATATATCCTTTGAGTCGAATTTCGGCTACATTGTGAATATTTTTGTAATCAATCTTGTCTTGTTCACCCATAAGCACTAAACGAATAAAGTTCGGATAGGCTTCGTGAACGTATTTTGCTTGGCTAAGAGTCATAAAAGATTTGAGCATTTCTGCTTCTTGGTCATCTGTGATTTCTTTAACGTCAGATACGTCAAAATCTCCTATCTCTGGAAAGCCTACTAACCAATACTCATAGCCGTATGAGCCACTTTTTTCTTCTACCTCAACAGTATAGTCCTCTCCAACTTCAAGTAGACTCAAATTGCCTTTAAGTGTGAAGTTCCCATACTTGTTGAGGTGGATTTTATCTAAATCGTTTTTTGATGGCACACACCCATAAATTGAGAATGTACCATCGTTGTTTGTAAAGACGTTACGAACGACTTTACAATGAATTTTTGTTTTCATGTTCTACCTCCTTATATGGGTAGTATAGCATAGGTTTGGGGTGGTGTCAAGCATTTTCTATTCTTTTTTCAGCCATCTCGCAATATTTTTTAATCATTTCGAAGCCGATATATTTTCTATTCATTTTTTTGCAAGATATAGCAGTTGTTCCAATTCCCATAAATGGGTCTAATATAACATTACCTTCGCTTGTAAACTTCTCAATAAACCAATCAGACACTTCTTGCTTCATTACCGCTTTGTGTTCTTTTGGCATAGAAGAATTAACCGATGTTGAAATAACATTTTTTGTATAAGTAGTATTAGATTTAAGAGGCTTATCGCCTATTACTAAAAACATCTCATACGCATTTGTAATATTATAACCACTTGCCGGCATAGGATTAGTTTTTTCCCAAATGATAATTTGCTTAATCATGTCTGCGTAAGTGCCTATAATGTGATATACTTCTGATTGATTATAGTAGTTGGTTTGAATATTTACTATTACCTTATCTTTTGCAACCCTGCGACTTTCTTCGATAAAGTACATTAAAAAGGAATAATAATCAACTAAAGTATCATTGTAAAAAGTGTATTTATCATTTCTTTTTCTATTATAAGGGGGCGAAGTAAAAACAACATCAATGCTTTTATCTTCTAATTGTTCAAATAAATCGAAACAGTTTCCATTGTAAATTTTATTTAATTCCATCATTCTTCCTCCACATCTACATAAGCACTAAGTACATACTCAAACTCGCCACTAAGCACCCAATTACCATCAACCTTTTTACGTTTCTCTTTGTTCTTAAAGGCACACTTCATAATTTGTCCTGCCATAAACTTGCCGCTATTGTCCTTATTAAACGGATGCTCTTCAAAGTATTTCTTATCCATCTTACACTCGATCACACCACCATCGTAGAGCCTATAAAGTTTAACGAATGGTGTGCCATACTTGTTCACTTCAACGCCTTGTAGGGCAAAATAGTTCATTGGTGCGTTTGGTATTGTGAGCATTGTGTATCCCATAATCTCAATTTGGTTTTGGATAAGGGCATATTCGTTGTCGCTTGGGATAGTATGTTGAGCGAATATCTTTCGACAAAGAGCTAAGTTGTCAAGCTGCGAGTATTGTTTTTCTGTCTCCTTGCCAAAACACCCATCAACATCAAACTCGCATGGCTTCTTGAGCGTTTTCTTTGTGCCATAGGTTGAATAAATTTCCTTGGCGATTAAAAGTTCGTTGATTGTACCAAATTGGTTGAAATATCCTATACGGATAAGTTTGGTTAATGATGAGTCATTTAATTTTTCTTCTTTCTTGGTTGACATTGTTTTAGTTTCACCAATCACTTTCATTAGTTCAACTACATCTTGAGGATTCTGCTCTTTTATTTTTAACAGTGTATAAGGTGCTGATGCTTGCATTCCCTTAATTAAACTCATTGATGGATAAATAAGTTTTTTTTCATCTGAGACATTGGTTTTTGTGTTATCATCACCATATTGATATGTTGCAATTTTATATCCATACTTTTCTTTAGCTTCATCAGTTAAAGCATTCATTTTCTTTTTATTACCCTTATTTAAATAGTGGTTAATTGCAACTTCATAGAATACAGATGTATGATGAGCCTTGAACCATGCTAAATAAGCACTATCTCCTGCCATCGCTAAAGCATGTGGGGCATTGAAGCTATATCGAGCAGAATCTTCAATTACATTCCATACTTCGTCAAATTTATCTGTGTTACCAAAATGTTCTTTCCATGCTTGGATAAGTTGCTTTTTAAGATTTTCTTTCTTTTCTCCTTTTAGTTTTTTCTTGCTTATACTCTTTATGACTCCATAACTATCGCCCATTGGAACATCTAAAAATGATAGTATTTTCATAATCGATTCTTGATAAAGCATAAAATGATAACTATCTTCCAGTAATTCATCAATTCTTGGCTCTCCAGTTGAATATGATCCCCGCTTTAAAAATGTTGGCAACAATGAAGCAAATCCGGGGCGAATGCCCGCAATAAAAGCAGCAAGTTCTGCAAGATTCTTTGGCTTATAAGACATAGCTTTTTGAGCAGTAGAATCTTTCTCAAGCTGATTAACACAACAAGTAATTCCATTTTCGTAAATGCCCCATGTCAGCTCATCATTTTGTACCATTTCTCTAAGTTCGTCAAAAGATGGAACTTTTTCTCCTATTTCCTCAAAGCACTCATTCATCAACGCAACAGAATCTACGATAAGAAAATCATCCTTTACATATCCATAATCATCAAGATATTTGCCTTCTACACAAGCCACCAATGTTCTTTTCCCTGATGCTTTAGAAACAGCACTGATAAGTCCAATTTCCCTACGAATATCTCCATCAAATATCAAGTGCCCACAAGCATGGCACTTTAACCCATCAACAATAGATTGATATTCTTTGCTTTCGTTGTATAAATCAACATACTCGCTTGGGATATAATCTTCCACTTTGATAAAATCCTTTTCATCATCTTCTGCATATTTAAGAGCATCGTTATATTTGTCAATGTATTTAGATATATCATTTGCTGTTTGTGGGTCAGTTCCATTGACTTTTGAATATAGTTGCCATGCAGCCTTCTCTTTCATGTAACCGATTGCCATTAAAGGATAACAACCATGTTCTCCTAAAATGTTTCTCGATGCCCTAACAAAAGGTTCTTGTTTTGCAATATTAAGGTCAATATCTGGCATTTGACCTGCTTGAACACGTTCTTTTGTAAGGAATCGTTCGGGATAGATAGGAATTTCTGAATTGTACCTATCCATTGTTGTAAAGCCTAAGAGTTTATTTATAATGAATGAAGCAGCACTACCACGAGATGTAGGGGTCAAAACACCTCCTTCTTTTTCAATAGCATCTTTAACAATATGGTAATTTGTTAAGAAATAGTCTACTACATGACTATCAATAACTTGTTCAGCTTCATATTGTATGCCTTTAATTTTATCTTGCGATTTAAGTTTTTCTTCTTGGTATCGTTCATTTAATAAACTCTTAAAAATTCCCACTCTCTCATCATAAGTCGTTCCCTTATAATATATAGGAATCTTAAAATGTTTGTCAAGAACAATTTCTTGACATTTAACAACAAACACGTTAGTGTTCATCATGGCTCGTAAAATTTGTTCTTCAGTAAGAATACCTTGTTCAACAAATCTACGATAAACTTCTTCGCCACTTGGATAATCCATATACCAACCTAACTCATCTTCATTCTCACTTTTCTTAAATTTGACAATACAATCACGTTTAATAGACTCTTCTTCGTAAATATAATGACTGTCAAGACCACATATAATATCAATATTATGTTCTTTCGCAAGCGATAGAATGTGTTGGTTCAACTCTTTTTGCTTGGTTGTATTGTGATTTTGTACTTCAAAGAAAAAGTTTTCACCAAAATGTTTAGCTATTTTTAACCAAATCTTATCTGCATCTTCATAGCTCCACCCTGCGACACACGCACTCGTCACAATAAAATCTTTTGGGTTCAATCCAAGTATTAACTCTAAATCTAAGCGTGGTCTATAATAATAACCATCTTCATTAGCAATAGATAAAACATAGTTCAATTCTTGTCTTGCATCGGAATTAAGTGCAATAATGCAAATATGGCAATTTGTACTATCTTGTTCATGCCTATCTTTAACCCAATATGCTTCTGTTGAGTGAACATATTTTAGTTCGCTCTTTGATGCAATATCATACACTTCGATATGGTTACCTTGCGACCCATGTTCGCCACTAAACAAGCATTTTCCACCAAGTTCATGGATACGATTAACATAATCTTGCACACTTACGGGAGAATCCATAATTGTTGTATTTGAAAATCCTGTATGTGAATGATAGTTTTCTATTAGTAAAGATTGCGACCATTCATCTGCACCATAAGGAAAGTTAAATGAAAGGGTTGGAATAATTTGTTTAATTATTAACTTCATCATTCACCTCTTTGTAAGCATACTCGCCAAAATATTGTTTTTCAAATTCTTCTCTTTTTATTTTAGCTTCTTCCATTGTCTCAAAACAACCCAAATAAACATCTTTGTAATCAATGCAAATCCTAGCCATATATTTACCATTTTTTAATTTACATACACCTCTTACTTGTGTCTTACTATTTTTATTGCAATCTCTATTTATAGAATTGAGTTGTTTGTCAGATAGTCTCAAATTGCTTTTGCGATTATCTGATGGGTTCCTGTTGATATGGTCTATCAATTGATTAGGAAAATCTAAGACTAATTGATGCAGACGGATATGTTTGCCATAATAACATCCAGACACTCTTTTATCAAAAGAATCTACGCACCAACAAATTTCTTTAATCTTATCATAATCTTCCAAATCAAAATAAAAATAATTTCCTTTTGAATCTATCCCTATGCCATAATCATTAGATAAATCATATTTATTATATTTTTTTCGTGACTCATAAAGACGCTTTTCGCGATAGCATCCACACGACATAGTATGATTGTTGCGTAAATTTGCAGAACTTGTTGTAATAATATTGCCACATTCACATTGACATTTCCACATAACAGAATGTTTTCCCGATGGGTGTATTTTATCATTAGTTCTCTCAAGAACTGTTAATTTGCCAAATTTTTGATTAGTTAAGTCTTTTAATTTACTCATTTATTGCTCCTACCCTTATCAATGCAATACCGTATAATTCTTACAACCAATCATACCATTCTACCTCAACCAAACCTTGATTTAACAAAGTTTCAACATACACAAGTGAACAAATCTGTTTTTTCGTCCACCAGAATGAATTTTCTGTTTGTACCCAATCTGTGCATAACGATTCAAATAAAACACTTAAAATATCCCCAATTTCACTTACACCTAATTTTGATACATGTTTACCACTTACCGTATCTGTAAAATAATCTGGTCTGCTTTCTAATTTATTCCAAATTTGCTCTACAATGTCATCTTTCTTTTCCCAATAGCATATATCAAATTCTTCATCTTGTGGAACTAAATCTCCACAAAAATAATATGACATATTGGCAAAATAACTTTCGTTATGAAATGGTTTTTTTACCTTAACAGTGATTCCTGCACCACGTTTTCCCATTCTTCTCCCTCCTCAAGTTCCAAATAATAAAAACAACTATAATCGCCTACATCAAATTTTAATCGCCCATCTTCCATCCATGTTCGTTTATAGTAACTAGTAAAATGGGGGTAATTTTCTCTTAGGTCATCATTGATTAGCCTATAAGCCTCATGTACAGTTTTAACACTGCTCTTTATATCTCGCCAACCTTTCGATCCTTTAAATTTAAGCAACATTTTCTTCCACCTCGTATAATACATAAACACTGTTTTCCGTTACAATAACTTTCATATTATCACCATTGACAATCCTTAAAATGCCACTCGTAGTAAAGCCTTCATATGATGATCGAGCAGGATCGTTATTTGGTTTAAATAACATGTATTCATAATCGAATAAATTGGACTCGCAAATCTCAACTTCTCCTACTCTGCCAAGGCGATTGAGTGAATCTTTATCAACCTTATCCACCCCATCATGTGTTGTAATCTTGCCAATCTTATACAACATTTTCAACCTCCTCAAAGTAATAGATGCTATTTTCAGTTTCGATGATGTATCCATTTGGTGTGAGTTCAAAATCTATGATAGTCGATGTGGTTAAAAGTTCATTAGTGTTAGCAATCAAGAAGTCTAATCTTGTGCCTGCCAATACAATTCCTAAGATATAGCCTTTCTTACCAACCCATTGTTCGTGTTTAGGTTTGTTGTCTAAACCTTTAATCTTATATAAACAAAACATTCTTTCGTCTCTAAACATTTTTATCCTCCCTCATAACAAATCTGTCGTTCTTAGGTCTTTCTGCTTTGTTTCTTTCTTTAACCCTTTCTCGTTCTTCTTTTATCCTTCTAGCTTGTTCCTCTTGTTGACGCATAATTTCTTCTCTTGCAAGCTCTTGTTGCTTTTCTAGCTGTTCTTTCTTGCAAATCCTAGAGATAGAAAATGCTATTACTACAACTAGCCAAAACCCAAGTGTTGCGAACATAACCCAAGCATTTGGTAAGTCTCTAAGTAACGCGTAATCTATAAATGCAGGAATAATGATAAACAATACACATAAAAACATAAACATTATTTATCACCCCACAAATCTGTATAGTCATATAGGTAGAATACGTCATTACCTTTTGTCCTTGTTTCTTTGTCAATAGCATCAAAAACTTTAGTCAAACCTGTGAGGGCTGCGATTGCACCGATTGATATAATCAAGCTCATCACCCACCAAGTATTTTCTTCGCCAAATGCGAACCATATAAATGGGAAAATCCATAATAACCCAACAATACCCATAACAATTTGTGCAAACATATTCTCACCTCATTTCTGCAATCTCTGCTCTTGCTCTGGCAATAGCGTCACACTTGTTCTTATATTTTTCTTCTAGTGGTTTGTGGTCTTTTTGAATCGCACAAATCATTTTGTCAAAATACTCTTGCTCCAACTTCCATAATACATCAATAACTTCTTTTTGTGATGTCAACATACCTTTTCTCCTTTCGGTTTTCTTTGTTTTCTATATCTTATCACAAGAAGCTATATATGTCAATAGGGAAAGTTAAAAAACTTTCCCTATTTTTTAATTTTTTTATACACCATCTCCATCATCGAATGAGAATACATAAATGGCAATTAATGTGATAATCACGCCACAAGCAAATCCTACACCAAACATAAGAACCTCCTATAAGTGCGCTTTTGTATCATTCGTTGTCGCAATTACTTTACATGTCTTAAACTCTTTTGACAATCGTTCCTTTAGCTCATTTGCAAAGTTAAGTTTATCCTCTTGGTTGCCATGTACAAGATAGAGTTTATTGTATCCAATGGTAGTATAGTAATCCATTAGTTCGTTATGGTCACAGTGAGAGCTTAGAGAGTTTAGGGTAATTACTTTAGCGTTTGTCTTTACTAATTTTCCATCAAGTTTAATTTCTCTTAGCTTGCCGGACTTGATTTGACCTGCGGGTGAATCAGGAGTCGAATAACCTGTAAATACAATGTAATTATCCTTGTCAGATAAACACTCTTTACACCAATATCTTGCACGACCACCACTAAGCATGCCTCCGCCTGCCAAGATAAGCATAGGCTCTTTTACTTTACTAAAATGCACACTATCCTTAAAATCATCAATGTAATACACATCTTCCCACTCACAAATCCTGCGCCATAGATCTAAATCTCTATCTATCAACCCACCCCATAACCTAGAAATGCTCATACCAAGGGGCGAATCAACCAATATTTTAATTGGGCTTTCTCCATCAAAATGCTCATATAACATAGCCAACATATCTTGCATACGATTCAAAGAGAATGTTGGCATAATGACTTTTGAGCCATTTTCAAGAGCATATTGTATAGCTGTGTCGATTTTTTTAAGGTCGCTATCTCTGTCTTTTTTCTTATGAACACGTTTGGGATTAGCGTAAGTACATTCTCCAACCACAATATCACATTTTGGCAGCTTGTCTAAGTCATCGAGCCAATACCTATACTTGTAATTACTAATATCTCCTGTGAACCCAACTTTATGCGTATTTACCACATCGGTAAGTTCCATAAATACTTGTCTTGCAAGCACTATATGTTGAGCATTGATATAGGTAAATGAGATATTATCATTGATAGTGCATTTGTCATATAAATCACACTCTACAACATGGGCTAAAGTATTGTCAATATCGCTTTGCATATAGAGTGGATTCATACCATATCTCTCATAGTCTTGAATGAAAATCTTTGCGCTATCTTGCCACATAAGTGTAAGTAAACCCTTAGACCCATGTGGGATAAAGAGAGGACAATCTGCCCCCTCTGAATATAACTTTGGTATCAATCCACTATGATCTATATGGGCATGTGTTAAAATGATTGCATCGAGCTTTTTAGGCTTAATTGATTTGTGGCGCTTGAAATTAACGATATGGTCATCTGCCTCGTTGCCAGTTTGTCTCATACCATAATCTACAAGAATATTATAGTTTAGGAACTTGACTAAATTAGCTGAACCCGTAACTTCTGTTGCATTATGCCCACAAAACTCGATATATCCTTTTTTAAGGACTTTGCTATCCATATGCCCTCCTAGTCAATAAACTCGTAAGAAATGCCCTCTTCTAAAGCAGGAAATTGATACCAAATCTCTACCTTTTCACGCTCCACCCATCTTTGGAACATGATGCCATCGTCAATAACCTCAACTTCTTCCTCTTGACCATTTTCGCAAACTGCAACATCGAGTTCCAAGTCTACATGGTCTACTAAAAATCTTACTTTTCTTTTCATAGTCTTGCCTACTTTCTATTTTGTTAATTCGTTCCATAGGGTTTCGATTGTGTCTGGACAACCTTCTACTTCACCAAAGCACTCTTCCCAACAAAAGTATGGGAGCAAGTTGTCCTTATCTTTGAGTAGTGTTGCGAGCATAAGGAGCATATCGCTCATACCATCTCGAAATTGCCTTCCATCGAGTGAGATACCGCATTGTTCTGCTTGGTCTATTGTGAGCCAAAGGGCTTTCATATTATCTAGGATACGCTTGAACTCGCAAAAGTCAAGCTCTCGTTCAACATTGACGTACTTTTTTATTACTTCGTTTCCCATATATCCTCCTCATCATTCAAATAGTCCCAAAGTTTTCTAATTGAGTCAATATTGGCAACTTTACCATCTTCTCTTTCAATTTGTGTGAATCCATCTTTTCTTCTTCCAAAATCAACTTCCCAACACCACCAAGAAATTGTTTCAAATTTATCACCAAGGTTTAGTTCTAACATGTCAACTAAATCGTCCATAATGAAGTTGACCGACAAATCAGCAAGATCTACGTTGTAATTATCATAGAGATCATCTATTGTATCACTCCACTTTTTAATGTGTTCCATGCAAGCTAAAAATTTCTTCCATTCCATTTTTACCATATATCTTTCCACCTTTCTTCTAAAATTTCAAACTTGTCTATTTTAACTTGGAGCGTTGCATTACCTCTATATTCGTTTACCCCAAGGCTACCTATTAAATCTATGGTTAACGGCTTATTCTTGCCGATTGCTAGAGCCTCCTTATCATTATGGGAGGCGAAAAATTTGACGTATTCTACGTCTTTGTACTTGAATTTAAGTGTAGTGCCATTACCAAGCTCTCGAATATCTTTTGAACTAATTCTAATGCGTGGGATATAAAATTGTGGAGCTTTAACCCCTGTTCCCCAACATCGAGCATATTGTTCTGTGATATAGAACAACCACGTTGGAATATGTGATGGGTCAAGGATTGATGTAACAACTTGTTCTTGGTCATAATCAAGTTCAAGCGACTCTAAGTAATCAACTAATACTTTGGTGTCCCTTTTCTCCCAACATACCCCAAATGCGTGTTCATGTCCTTGAGCAAATACAATATCGGGGAAAGCTGCGACTTGCTCACGAATGGAAACAGGACTACGACATGAGCCTGTGCATCTACCCCCATCTTCATGTACAAGTAACACAGGTTTATTATAATATTCCATAAGTTTATTGGCAACTAGACCTGTATATGGAGTATTATCACAAAATTTAATAACGACTTTTCCGTAATTATCTTGTGGATGTTGCTCTGAAATGAGCTTTTCGTACATTTTTTTACAAGTTTCTCGTTGATATCTATAACAACGTTCGATTGTTTTGATTACTTCCTCATAATCCTCTCGCATCTCACAAAACGCTTCAAATACCATGGCTTTGGTTTCTTGCTCACTTGAACGACACACAGCATTGAGTTTTGGTGCAATATTCCATGCAATATCTTCCGGCGTAATGCCATTAGTCTTTTTACAATACTTTTCGCACAAAGCTCGCAAGAATGGGTTTGTCACACCTTTCCATAGCCCCCACTTATTGAATACAATGTTTTCGAGATTACGCATATCCATAACATCAGCTATGTTTGCAAGTGCTACAAGGTCAAGATAATAAGAATATTCAATATCATCAAAGCTCATACATAGTGCTTGCCAAAACTTGAATACAACACCTGTTCCACATAAGTCCTTATTGGTTCTTCGTTCGAGTTGGTTGTTTACAATGATAAAGTTTGGTTTTCTTTGAAGCGAATCCAACTTGCCCAAGTTTGGCTTGTCAACTTCATGGTGATCGAGAATTACTACCATTGTACGGTATACATTGACAAGTTCCTCAATTTGTTTAATGTCATTACTTCCTGCATCTGGGATAATAACCATGCGTATATCAAAATTGAAAGGGGTCATATAAGTTTTAAGTTGTTTCATAATTTCGGGTGTAAGTCCATGCGTCTTATCTGAATGAAGAAAAGTAATAATATTGGAATGTTTAATGCCATACCATCTCAACATATTGTAGGTAAGTGTTGCAGAACATATTCCGTCTACATCTACATCTTGTACAATAATCACTTTCTTATTATTTTTCGCAATCTCGTTAAGTTTTTCCTTAAACAATTCAGCTTTTCTTTGTATTGCACTATACTCTCTTACATCACCAACATACTTTCCAACAGGCTCTTTGAACTCGTCAACATCTTCAATCCCACACGCTCGAAAGTAATCGTCGGCAAATGTATCCTTATTCAGTTGTGGAACTAGTTGCTTTATTTTCATGCCCTCTCCCTTCCAATACACTTCCCCACCATTCATTAAAATCTCCAATATTATTAGATTCAAATAGCCCATCAAGCACTCGAACTCGATATTCATGGTGTGTATTTAAAAAAATGTCAATGTCTCGTTGTGTGTCTTTGCCATGTAACTCATCAAGTAACCTATCCACAAAGAACAACCTATCTTTGCATTCTCTGCGCTTAGTGAGTACACCAACCTCAAACTTATGTAACCTACATATTGTAATTGCTGACAATTTGTTGTTTAACTCTTTGTAGTGATATAAGTCTACCATAGCTCTTGAAAGTATAATTAGTTTGTTGTTGAGCAAAATTTTCTCGTTCTCAAGACTGTTTAGCATAGATTTGTAGCTAATTGCGCTTTGCATCACATCAAACTCAAGCTCTTTGTCCCAATCACAATCCATAATATGTGTTTTGGTAATGTTTTCAATAGAGTCGATTGCAGTTTGTTGATTCTCTACAATCGGCTCTATGTGTTCCAAAACTTTGTAATTAGTTGTCGGTTTGGTTAGGCAATTATTGATTACGTTTTGTGCTTTTGCCTTTGTATAGTGACAGGCATTGGACTTGTTGGTGTTCCAAGTAAATTTACCAAACGCATCAAGTGTAATAAATTTTGTTTCGTCTAAATTTGATATAATATACATTATGTCCTCCTCTCTAATGTATATTATATTGTTTTGGGGCTTGTTTTGTCAAGAGAATTTTTATACAATTCCCCCCATACTTCTTTCCCCTTATCACTAGGAGAATCTTTCCAATCTAATATTCCATTATCTTCTACAACAACAACTTCACCATAAGGTTTGCACATTTTTACAATTTTATCAACATCTTTTCGCCACCTTACCTTATCGTTCTCACTTCCCCACTTATCCAAGCAAATCACATACCTTTCCACCTCTAGTTCAATAAGCTGTTGGAGCTGCATTTTACTCAAATTACATCCAAACATAGCTACTGCATTATTCTGTTCAAGTATGCCCTCCATTTGCATCACAGACTTTTCGCCCTCAAAAAGTTTAACCTCATGTGTTGCTTTGATTGTCTCTTGATTTTGGTATAACCCATATAGTAAGTTACTAGTCGGCAACTTATAATCCCTTTCAAGCGTCCATATCGGTCGATACTTACCAAGTTCAATATCTTCTTCTCTCCAAAACCTGCCCCTTATACCCAGCAACTCGCCCTCTTTATCGAATACGGGTATAGTCGTGCAATCAAGTAGCGGATAGTAACCTATATGGTATTTACGCATGGTACCTACGCTTATACCCTCTTTTATCCACGCATAGGGCAATTTATCAATAAAACGATTTAAGTCGCTTAGAGGATAGATTTGTGCGTGTTTTGTCATAGATTTAGTGGTAGTGAACAATCGCAAGTCATCTCTCCACGATAGATTTTGTTTTGGGTTAAAGTCGGATTGTGAGATGCCAAGGGTGCTTGTGATAAAATTGACTATATCGCCAAAATAGAACTCAATATCGCGCAAATTCCAAACTTCCTCAATGAGAGAGAATATGTCAAATGATTGGCTACACGAAAAACAAAAAAAAGAATGTGTATTAGTATAGTAATACAGTTTTGCTTTGTGTTCGCCTGCATTAAGATGGTGGCATATTGATGTGAAAATCAAGTGGTCGCTACGTTCTTCTCGTAGCTCTGCCCCAAGCGACTCAAGGAGTGTAATAATTTGGTCGGTATTCAGTTGCTCCTTGAGTGCTTTAGTATTCATTGTTTACTCCTTACTTATCTTTTTTATCCTATTCATATAGTAAGCCAAACCATACATTTTATCGTCACGTTCTTCTTTACTTAAATATCTTTCTTCTAACTTTTCCGCATTAACATCTTCATCAGTCGTAATTAGCCGAATTGCATATTCTGTATGCAAACCTGCATCTGCACTTACTGTTGTAATAATTTTTGGAATAATTGCAATAATAATATCATCTAGTACATAGGAATTGTTAAATTTTATAAATCCCATTTATTTAGATTCTCCTTTCCACTTAAACAATTTCTCAACTTTATCAGTCCGACTATTCTTATCTAACGTACACTTTAATGTCTTACTCCATATACATTCAAAATCGTCCGGCATCCAATATTCACTCACAAGAACAATATTATCCTTACTCATTGCTCTAGCCCAATCATAAAATCGTTCGTATGGAAAATCTTCGGTTGCATACTTAGTTGATGAGCGATAAGGTATGTCGGCATAAATAACAAAATTTGAAACCTTTGCACTTTGCTCGAATGAACGACAATCAAATTTAATGTCTTTTAGGTTAGATGCTTGCTTGATAAGGTTGCGAATTGTTTCATTGCATATATCTCTAGGGGTTACTTTATCCGCCTTATAACCTCTAGGATAGCCACCCCACCATTTGCCACCAAATGAACAGAAACCAACTAATCCTACATACCAATCTGGATAATTTTGTGGGTTGGTACGAACTGACTTATATTCTTCCTCAGTGATTGTGGTAGGAAATATACTTGTATCAGTTTGTGCTTGTTTGAGTAGTGCGATTAAATATGAATGAATATCACTACCATACCTATTTTCACACTTAATCTTATCTATAAGATTACAGCCTCCTACAAATGGCTCATAGTAATGTTTGATATTATTATTGTCTATGAACTTTTGTATAATAGGAACTAAGTCTTTAGATAGACGATTCTTGCTACCTACATACTTCATTACAAATCCTCCCAATCCACAACTTCGCCTGTTCTAAAATCAAATACCTTAGTTTCCCATGGAGCATGTTCCTGCAATGTTTTATCTATGTTCATGCTTTTCATCTTTTGCATTTCTCTTATAACACCATTATAACAACATTCTTCCCATTCCCCACATTCACTCGGGTCTGCTTGGCAATACTGACAAACTCTGACTTCTTCATCAGTGTCTTTTTCTAAATCTTCATCGGGTATATCAATCCAACCGTTTAGAAACTTCATAATATCTCCCTTCTTCGTCTGGTGAGAGCAATCCATTGTCTAAATTGATATTAAATATAACAATCTCAAGTTTGCCAACCTTCTTATCATTTTCATAAACTGGCGCGAACCCTTCAATCCGATAATTGCCATTATCTTTTTGTACCTTTTTGTTATCTCCATACGAGGAGAAAATTCTTTAATCTCAATTTTGTTCATTCCAACCCCTCCACTAAGATATTGTCTAAATGAAACGACAATAAATCCAACAATTCGGTTCCTGTCATGTTGTCAATATCTTTGCCATATCGTTTGCACAACTTTTCTTGTTGTTCTCTTGTAAACTTGTTGTAACATAATGCAAGTTCTATCGATTCGTCAAATGGCTCAAATTCGTCATATTTTGTTATAAATCTTCTCTCAGAACCTTCTATTTTTCCAACTTCGATTAGTTGCCCTTCGTTCCCTTCGTTGGGTTCTAGTTCACCAATGATTGAATAAACCTTGCCAACATCTTCATTTTCTTCGTATACTCGACTAAAAAGGGTCGATACAATCTTTACCTTATCGCCTCTTTTATACTCATGTCCGTTGTAAGTAAATTGTTCTTTCATTATATCC